TATCTCCTGTAGCTCCTGTGTTTCCTGTAGCTCCTTTATCTCCTGTAGCTCCTGTGTTTCCTATAGCTCCTTTATCTCCTGTAGCTCCTGTGTTTCCTGTAGCTCCAGTAGCTCCAGTAGATCCAGTATCTCCAGTTACACCAACTGGACCTTTATCTCCTGTAGCTCCTGTGTTTCCTGTAGCTCCAGTAGATCCAGTATCTCCAGTTACACCAACTGGACCTTTATCTCCTGTAGCTCCTGTGTTTCCTGTAGCTCCTTTATCTCCTGTGTTTCCTGTAGCCCCTGTGTTTCCTGTAGATCCTTTTTCTCCTGTGTTTCCTGTAGCTCCTTTTTCTCCTGTAGCTCCTGTGTTTCCTGTTGATCCGTTTTCACCGCCTGGAATACCTTGATCCCCTTTATCTCCTTTATCTCCTTTATCTCCTGTAGCTCCTGTATATCCTGTATATCCACCTTCTGGTCCTTTATCTCCTGTTGGTCCTTTATCTCCTGTTGGTCCTTTATCTCCTGTTGGTCCTTTATCTCCTGTAGCCCCTGTGTTTCCTGTAGCCCCTGTGTTTCCTGTAGCCCCTGCTTTTCCTATAGCCCCTGTAGCTCCTGTGTTTCCTGTGTTTCCTGTAGCTCCTGTGTTTCCTGTAGCTCCTGTGTTTCCTGTATCTCCAATAGCTCCTATAGATACAGTATATACTGTAGATCCTGTAGTATATCCTGCAGTTACTGGAGCATATACTGTAGATCCTGTAGTATATCCTGCAGTTACTGGAGCTACTTGAGCAACTACTTCTCCTTTTTCTCCTTTTTCTCCTTTTTCTCCTTTTTCTCCTTTAGCACCTTTTTCTCCTTTAGTGCATTTTGATCCACAGGAGGTATTATAAATTCTCATTTATTATTAAAACAATATTGTTTTTAATAATAATCAAAATATGTATTATTTTTCCATACTGGACCTCCAATTTTTTTTTGAAGTTCTGCAAAATTTGCATTTTCATTTAACCCATTTTTGTAATTTATCAATGTTTGTTTTTTATTAATACATGTATTAACTGTTCCCATTGAACCAGAACATAAACATTTACAATCTGATCGTTGTTGAACTATACGAGGAGTCGTTTCACTTGTCATTTTATTTTTAGACTCAAATTCTGTGTAAGTTTCAGATTTTATATTTATAAAAATTAGAGTAAATACAATTAGGAATACAATTAAAAAAAATAGGTTAACTAAGTCAGGATATTTTACTGACAATTTATTAATGTTTTCTATAATTTTCATTTATTTATAGAAAACATAATTTATATTAATCTAAACACATTTTTATTAATATAAAAATGTCTAAAAAAACAATATGTCTTACTATGATTGTAAAAAATGAGTCTCATATTATTGCAAACACACTAGAACATTTATGGAAGTACATTAAATTTGACACTTGGTTTATAAGCGATACAGGTTCAACTGATAAAACAAAAGAAATTATAATAGATTTTTTTTCACAAAAAGGTGTAAAAGGAACACTTCAAGAAGAACCTTGGCGTGATTTTGGGTATAATAGAACAAAAGCATTTGAAGGTGCCTACAAAAAAGCAGATTATGCTTTTGTTTGGGATGCAGATGATGAAATTCATGGTAATTTTAATTTACCTGATAACCTTATAGGTGATTCATATAAATTTATTTTTGGAGATAACAGTGTTACATATTCAAGACCTCAATTATTTAATATGAATAAAAAATGGTGTTATAGAGGTGTATTGCATGAATATGCTGAATGTTTAGAGTCATGTGATGCCACAATTGATGTTATTGGTAATTATTTTTTTAGCTCTGGTAAAAGTGGAAATAGAAGTAAAAATCCAAATAAATATTTGGATGATGCATTAATATTAGAAAAGGCGTCAGAAAAGGCTTTAATTGAAAAAGATAGTTTATATAATCGTTATATTTTTTACTGTGCTTGTAGTTATAAATGGTGCAATAAAAAAGAAAAGTCAATTGAAATTTTTAAAAAAGGATTATCTTTGTCTATGTGGTCTCAAGAAAAATATGTGTCTTGTTTAGATATTTATCTTCAATACGAAGAATTAAAAAAACCTGAAGAAGGTATATATTATCTTATTGAGTCTAATAAATATGATAGTAATCGTCTAGAATGTTTTTATGAATTAATAAAATACTATTGTATACGTAATATGAGTACAGTTTCTTACGGGTATTATACTGTTATACAAAAATTTTATGAAAATCAGTATGATCCATCAACACTTAGTGAAAAATTATTTGCAAATAAAATAATTTATGAGTTTTTATTGCCTTATTATATGATTATTGTAGGAGAAAGCACAAACAATTTAAAAACATCTGCTAAAATGTTTGAGTGTATTTTTAAATATAAATCTTCATATGTAAGTGAATGGTGGATTCGTAATTTGATACACAATATGCAATTTTGTATAAATGAACTACCGGATGATTTAAATTTTTTAAATAACTGTATTAATTATTTGAATATGGTAAAAGATAAACGAGTTAATTTAGAAGAAAGTCAGTTAAAAGTAATAGATAAATTAATAGATAAATATAAACCACTTATAGGTTCAACACCTGCTTTAATTTCTACAGAATTGATGAATAAAACTTATGTAAATAAAACTCCTGTAAACGTAATTATTACGTTTACAACATGTAAACGTTTTGATCTTTTTGAAAAAACTATTAATTCACTATTACATATGTGGACTGATATAAATAAGATAGATTATTTTTATTGTGTTGATGATAATTCATGTCAACGTGATAGAACTAAAATGAAAACTTTGTTTCCTTTTATTGATTTTTATATGAAACGCAATGCTGAAAAAGGTCATAGAACTAGTATGAATTTAATTTATAATAAAATTAAAGAACTAAATCCTAAATTTTGGATTCATATGGAAGATGATTGGTTATTTTTTAATAAAGATTGTTATGTTCAAAAATCGGTTGATTTTCTTACAAATAATGAAAACTTAAATATTCATCAAATTTTATATAACCGTAATTATGCTGAAACATATAGTGGTTATTTAATAAATGGAGGTATAGCATTAGAAGGACAGCCGGAATTCATTTTGCATGAAAAATCAGATAAAGTACAAGGAATAAATTGTGCATATTGGCCTCATTATAGTTTTAGACCATCTATGATTAGAGTAAGTGTTATAATAACTTTAGGTAATTATGATTCTTCAAATACTTTTTTTGAACGAGATTATGCTGATAAATATTTTGATAAAGGATATAAAAGTGCGTTTTTCAACAAAGTATGTTGTTTGCATACAGGAAAATTAACTTCTGATAAATCTGGAATTAATGCATATGCATTAAATAATACTTTGCAATTTAATAATACTTTATTAACAAGTAATTCTTCAAATAGTACTTTTATTATTAATTTATTACATCGTACTGATCGTAAAGAACAAACTGAAAATGAATTTGAAAAAGCAGGTATGGGCGGAGACCCCTATTATGAGTTTTTTGAAGGTATTGATGGAAAACAGTTAGAATTAACAGATGATATTAATACATTATTTATGGGTAATGATTTTGGATCTCGACGAGGATTTATTGGATGTGCTTTGAGTCATTATACTTTATGGAAACAGTTAGTAGATTCAAAATGTGATTATTATACAATTTTTGAAGATGATATAAAATTATGCGATGGATTTAAAGAAAAATGGGAAGAGGCAAAATGTAATTTAGAAGGAGTTGATGTATTATTTTTAGGATATCATGTATATAATAAAGATAAAGATGAACAACATAAATGCCTTGAAAAAGGTTCAATACATAAGTTAAATTGTCAATTGTATATAGGTGGATTTTATTCTTATATTATAACACAATCAGGTGCAAAAAAACTTTTGGAGTATATTAAAACAAATAGTATAAAACATGGTATTGACTATTTAATAAAAATTGTACCTGAATTAAAATTATATAATAGTCAACCTCATATTGTATTTTCTGAATGGGTTGAAAATTCTAACTCAAATGTAGATACTAATATTCAAAAAGATTATTCAAGTTTAAATATTGAACCAAAAGTTGATAAAAATGAATGGGTATTTCATGAAGGTGTTGATTCTGGTGATGGTGATATTAAATGTGTTGGAAAAAAATCAGTAAATGAAATAATGATAGAAGCTTCTAAATATAAAAATTGTATTGCATTTAATACACTTGGATTTTTGAAATTTGCAATAAAACCTGAATTTACAAACAGTCAGTATATATCAAGGTATGGCGACGGAATATACGTAAAAAAAAATTATATGTGTAAAGAATCTTTGTCTACACATCAACTAGAAAGAGAAGTAAATGATTTAATAGCAGTAGCACAAAAATGTGATTTGTTTGTATCGGACTCGTACTGGGTATCTCCTTACTTATGTGGAGGTATTGGAAATAGATTATTCCAAACAGCAGCTGCTCTTGATTTAGCTAAAAAAATGGGATATGAACTTGTATTTTATAGACATTCTATAAATAATAATGTGCTTCATAATGTTAGTGAATTTTTTAATATGTTCCCAAATGTTCGTATTATAGAGGATGAACAGCATAATATTCATAATATATTAGAAAATAATTTAGAACATTATGTTTATAATGACTTGTCTGAAAATGTAAACAAATATAAAAATATTGTTGTAAATGGATATCGTCAAAATTATCAATATGTACCTAAAGATGGAATACATCCAATCTTAAAAGGATATGATAAATATTTAGAATATGGTTTAGAAAGTGATGATGATAAGAAAAATAGTTGGTTTATTCATGTAAGATTGGGTGATTTTAAAAATCATAATAATTTAAATCATATTACAGCTGATTTTTATTATAAAAAAATAAATTCAATTCCTCTTAATGCAAATGTAATACTTTTTTCAGATGAACCTGAAGTTGCAGAAACTATGATAAAACAATGTTATAATATAAATTTACGTATTTGCAAAGAGACAAATATATCAGTAATATATGGTTTAATGAGTCAATGTTGGGGAGGAGCAATTATTCCAAATTCTACCTTTTCTTGGTGGGGTGCTTATTTTGCTAGACAATATGCTTTAAAAAATAAATGTGTAAATTACAAAGCTTTTTATCCTTGTATATGGGATACAAGGCTGACTTCAAATAATAATTGTAATCCTCCGTGGGGTTATTGTATCAATAATAAAATAGATAAAAAAATATGGGACTTTTACGAAGGGCTTGACTCTGGTGGTAATGATATTAAACGAATTGAAAACAAAAATATTGAAGATATGAAAACATATGCACTAAATGAACTTAATTGCGTTGCTTTTAATTCAATTGGATATTTAAAATCATATGTTAAATTTCCATTAATTAAGAGTCCTTATGTGTATTCACCAGGTGGTTTATATGTTAAAAAATTACATAAACCACCTACACGAGTAAAAATGATTTGTAACTGGTGTTCATCAAAAGATTTATGTAAAGAATGGTTAAAAATGACAAGAGGAAATTATAAATGGAATAATTTAGAAATTACATGGACAGATACTGATATTGATTATTATATTATTATAAATAAACCTCAATTTGGAGACAAATACGAACCTGAAAAAACGATTGTTTATCATATGGAACCTTGGTGTTATGCAGACGAACAAAAATGGGGTGTTAAAACTTGGGGTGAGTGGGCGAAACCAGATCCTAGAAAATTTTTACAAGTTAGATCTCATGATTTATTTGTAAATACTGTTTTTTGGCAACTTAATATGACATATGATGAAATTAAAAATACATCAATGAGTAATCTTAAAACGTTAGAATTAGTTTCATCTATTTGTAGCTCTAAATATTTTGATCCTGGTCATAAAAAACGAATAGACTTTTTAAAATACTTAGAGTCAAAAGACTTTTATGTTCATATTTATAATGAAGATAATAACTTAGGATTTAAGTCATATAAAGGTAGTGCACAACCATCTTTTGATAAAGAAAAAGCTATAATACCTTATAAATATTATTTTATGTGCGAAAATAATGTTGAACATAATTTTGTTACTGAAAAAATGTGGGAACCTATAATGTGTGAAAGTTTATGTTTTTATTGGGGATGTCCTAATATTAATGAAATAGTGGATCCTATGGCTTTTGTACAACTTGATATGGATGATTTTGAGGCATCTTACAATATAATGAATGAAGCTATTAAAATGAATTTATGGGAGACACGTCTTCCTTATATTAAAGAAGCTAAACAAAAAATATTAGAACAAAGTTTTTTTCCTACTTTAGAAAAAGTTTTGAAACCTAAAATTGTTTGTTTTATTCATTCATGTCATATAGCTTCAAGCGGAACTGAAAGATTAGATTTAGTTTTAGATGCTGTTTTAAAAATAAAAGAGTTAGAAATTATTTTTATTAATAATATTGGATTAAAACTTGATTCTAGTTATAACAATATTGATCCAAGAATTGTATTATCTCATTCGTCAGATAATCCTTTAGATTTTGAATTACCTACTTTACGTCTTCTTCATCAATTTAGCATGCATACACCAAACACCAAAATTTTATACGTACATACAAAAGGAATTTCTTATACAAAAAATGACTACAGATATGAACCAGTATTAGACTGGACTAATTATATGTTATATTTTTTATGTGAAAAGTATAAAAATTGCCTTAAATTACTTGATTGCAATGATGTAGTTGGATGTGATTATTCTGAATGGCCTCTTCCACATTTTTCCGGCAATTTTTGGTGGGCTACCGCAAAATATATTAAAAGTTTAGACACTTCATCCCTTTTTGATAAAATGAGCGCTGAGTGGTTTGTACATACTAATAATCCTATTAAATCGGTATTATGGAACTCTAATTTAGATCATTTTAAATCGAAATTTAAAAGAAATGAATATTATGTTAATTAAATTAACACATTAAAAATTGAATATTTAAACTACTGTTAAAAAGATTAACATAATGAGTTATTACCGAATTACTGACGGTAGTCAAGTTAAAATTTCTGAAGATATTATTAAAAAATTATCACCGTTAAAAATGCCTGATTTATGTAAGCCAGCATTTACGATTTTCCCGTGTTATGCAATTAATATTGCACGTGGAAAATGCCCTTATTGTGATAATTTTATTATTCCGGAAACATTTATCAAGGATATTAATAAACGTGAGTATTCTATTTCTGGTATGTGTGTAATCTGTCAAGATTCTTTACCTGAAGAAAGTTAAATAGTCAAACATAACTTTTTTTATAAATTAAATTTAATTTAATTTATAAATCTTCTAATTACTTGCAATGTAAGTTTATTTAATTGTTTGTATCAATGTGTTCATCCATCTTTTAGTTTTTATTATCATATCTTTATTTTCTATATAAATTTTATAAATATCAGATGACTTAAAGTTTAATATAAAAGTTTCGTATATTTTGTTTAAATTTAATTCATTAATCATATATAAAAACTGTAAATAAGGTTTTAATTTTTTTAAAAAGTTTATATGTTCAGTATAAACTTTAATTACTTTTATAAGATATTCAGGATTTTTTACAAAAGTAGAATCTATTTTTATATTTAAAATTAATTCAGAGTATTTTCTAATATGTTCAATATTTGGTATATGTATAGTATTGTATTCAGATAACATTTTTTTATCATTTTCTATCAAACTTTTTTCATATCCATCTTGATTTATATATTTTTGATTGGGTAAACCTATAGACTTTAAAAGACCTTCAGTTAAATAAATATTATATTTATTAAAAATGTAACTGTTTTCATATTTTATACAATTTTTTATTAAACTGTAAATACTATCATAATTAAAAGGTTTATTAAAGATTTTACTATAAGTAAAATCACATAAAGAAAATGTGAGAGATTTAAATATTTTTCTTTCTTCTATTTTTATGTAGTTAGAACTTATATTTTTATAATTAGGATTATTTAGTATCCATTGTAAAAATTCTAAAGGAGTTTTAACTGCTATTTTAGAATAATATGCTTTTTCAAAATATTCTTCCAATGCTACATCTATATTTTCTCCGTTTGATTCTATTAATTTATAAGGATCGTTGTCTCCGTAAAAAGAGAATAAATTTAAAATTTCTTTTTTAACTTTATTCTCTTTTGTGAAAAATAAACTTTCACATAGAAAAGTATACATATCTATTCCTTGTATCATACAGTTTGTTATTTCTGCATCTGGTGAATATGAACATAATATTTTTTTTTTATGTTTTACAGTAGACATACCAAAATCTATGCAAACCGGTAAATATTTTATACAAGTAACTTTATATAAACGGTCATCTAGTGGAACATTATAATGAATATCGGATTTCAAAGGTTTGCACATCACATTATTAGTATGTAAGTCAAAATGTGTAAAGTCAATAGTTCTTTGTGCTACTTCTAAAGCAATTAATAGTTGTATAAATATTCCTAAGTATTCAGAGAACTGCAGTTTATTTTTTAATAATTTCCTTATATTATCTCCTTCTATATATTCCATTAAAATAAATGGATAAGTAGTTTTATCACTACGAGTGCAAAACTTATTATTTTTATCAATATTACATTTAAATATACCAAAAGTATATACAAAATTAGGTACTGTATATCGTAACCTATTTATTTGATATATTCCTATAAAATATTCATATATTATATCATCATAACTTTCATTTGAATCATCGTTTGAAAATTTAATAATTACTTTGATATTTTTTAATATATTTAAGATATATACTATACCATTTATGCTATCAATTTTTATATGTTCTGTATTTTTAACCCATTTTGTAATATTTTTTAACTGTAAGATACCATCTTGTTCATTTTTTGATATACAAGAAGATAAAAAAATACTATTGTATAGACAAACTAATGCATTCATATCATGCGGATTTTGAAAATTAATGTTTTTAATTTCATTAGATTTAATTAATGATGTATCATCAATTAAATTTTTTATTTTGCAAACTGAATTATGTTTAATATAATTTTTTATATATACAGATTGAAATTTTTTTGTATTTTTTAACATTTCAAAGTTTTTATTATAAATGCTTAAAATTTATATAAAAGTATAATTTATATAAATTTTATAGTTTATACTTATTTTTCATAACCTTCAAGTGACTATAATTTAGATTTTGTTTAAAAAATTATCTTATAAATATACTGCTTGTGTAAACGGTGAATATAAACTGGACTAATAATATTAATTACAATATACATCCACCAAGAAAAAATATGATGTTATATTTCATAATAATACGTTGATGATTTTAATACAACTTGAATTTTTACATTTCAAAAATTGATTATCTACCTGTCCAACATTTCGTTATTGGATAATATTTATTATAATAATCATTACATTGGTCAAAATCTATACCATATGAGTAATCATTATTTATATTTCCTAATAATGATTTTTCCATAGGAGAATTTTTTTGTAATAGACAAGCAATAACTCTTTCAAAACTGATACGATTATATCTATTTAATACTAAATCTAATAATTTGCTAATATCATATTTAGTATTAATATAAGTTAAATAATCGTGTGTAATTATAGACATAGCTCCAAAACATCCTTTCCATAAATGTTTGTTTGCATAAAATTCTTTCAATTCTAAATCGTTAAAAATATCTATCATACGTGTCTCATCTTCTATTTGGTCCCAATGATGTTCAAACTCCCATAAAAATTTATATTTATTTACACTCATATCTATATATTTATTTATAAATACAGAATCATGTATTATTACAGCTACATCAAATAGTTTATTATGTAAATAATAATAATACGGTAATAATTCTGCTCTTTTATGAAATTCACTATTTATAATTGTGGTTTTATATAATTTTTTATCAGTTATAAAATCATAATTACTATTATCATCGATAATAAGAATATTATTTTCTGGATAGTATTGTCTAATAGAATCAACACATTTTATCCAGTATTTATTTGTTAATTCATTAATAACGTGTCTTAATATTATAAATCCAACTTCTGTCATTTTTTATTTAAAATTTATACTTTAAATAAAAAACAAATTTTATCGTCTTAAAAATATTTTATTGGTGATAAAAAATCCTGTTCCATATAATTATAAAATATGTTATTTTATAATCGTTACACTTCAAAATTTATTTTTTTCCATTTATAAATACTTTTTCACTCGTGCTTTTATTTAGGCTTCCATTGTATTTAGTGCATAAGCAATTAACACCATTGTTTATAGTATGATAAGTAGAATTTCTGTATGGACACGAGTATTTGTATGTATTATCCATAACTGTATATAAATTTTTTCGGGTATCTTTAGACATTTATTTATGTTTAACATAATATTTATATTATTTTTGTATGATTAATTAAATATTCCTTAAATATAATAATGCCTGATATTAATATCATAGCTATATTTAAAATAATTAAAGAAAAAAGTAACTTATTTTTCATTTATTACAATAAACTTAAATTACTTAAATTGTTCTTTTTCTATTTTTGCTTTTATTAGTTTTTCAAGATTTTCTTTTGCACCAAGACTTAAACCAGGTTCTGGAACTTCTTCTTGTTTAAATCCATATCTTAAATACCATTTTTCTCCGTATGTATTTGTTAAAAGAATTACTTCATTTTCATCCAAATCTTCAGGTAAAAGCCCTGATTTAATTCCTTCTTCTACGTAAGCAACTGCTTCTTCAGCTGGAACAAGCATATTATTTACAATCTTACTATCTTCAAAATTAATGTTTCCATATAATTGTTCTCCCATTTTTTTATAACCTTCCAATTGTTCAGGTGTCATTGCTTTTAATGCATTATTTACCATAGGGTTAGAAAATAAATCCATAATTTATTAATATAATCCATTTATTTAAGTTAGCTTGTAAGTTTTTGTAATTCTTGAAATCCTCCTATAAATTTATTATTTCTATCTATAATTACAGGTACATATTTATAATCATTTGTTAACTTTTTTATTAATTCTTCATTACCAGCTCTAGGAAGAGCTCTATATTTAATTCCTTTTTTATCACATAACTCTTTAGCATTTTTACAAGCACTGCATCCATCTATTGTATACATAGTTAATGGTTCATTAAGTTTATTTTTATTTACATCATTTCTAGTTCTAGATCTTCGGGAGTTTCGTCTGGATCTCCTTCTAGATGAAGATCTTTTTTTTCTAGAAGATGATCTAGACCTATGTCTAGAAGGAGATCTTCTAGATCTAGATCTTCGTCTAGATGGAGACCGTCTAGATCTAGAATTATTTTTAGAACGTCGAGAAGAATGAGTTTCATATATTACCATTTATTAAAGTAAATATTCTTTTTAAAGACTTAAATTTTTTATATTAAATGAAAATAGCAATTATAGCATCACACCCAAACCTTAGTACTGGATATGCTAATATAGCATCTAGCATATCAAATGAACTGGTTAAATACATTGAAGTTATTTATCTTGGATTTCAAAATAGTTCTCCTGTTAATATAGAAAGAAATTTAAATGATAATGTTAAAGTATTTGATTTATTTAAACTAGATCCAAAAAGTGAAAATGGTTTTGGAGATAATGCAATATTACCAATACTTTATAATGAAAAACCAGATATAATTATTATTTATAATGACCACGGCGTAACTTCAGCTGTTCTTAAAATTATAAAAAATTACATTTGCAAAAAATGGTGCTATTTAGATTTAGTATATGAATGTCAATATCCAGAAAATATTAATTACATTCGTGATAATTGCGATTTAATACTTACTTTTACAGATTCTTGGAAACAACATCTCAGCAAAGTCTACTCTATTCAAGAAAATAAAATGTACACGCTTTATCACGGAATTAAAAAATTAACTCCTTCTTTAACACGAAAAGAGCTAGGATTTAAAAATGATGACTATATAATATTAAGTTTAAATAGAAATGATTCTCGTAAAAATTTAGATTTAGTAATTTCATCTTTTTTAATTTATTATAAAAAATGCCCTCAAAAAGATTCTTTATATTTATTTATGAATTGTCAAATGAATTCAGGTCTCAATATAATTGAGTATATTAAATTAATGTGTTCTACTCTGGATTTAAATTTTGAAGAAGTTCAAAATCACATCAGAACACCTCCTAATAGTGGATTTGTAACCGATAATTATATACATAGTCTTTATAAAGAATGCGATGCAGGTATTTCTATAACATCAGGAGAAGGTTTTGGTTTAACAGTTATTGAACATATTCAATATAATAAACCAGTTATATGTTCTCGTATACCAGTTTTTGAAGAATTGATTGGAAATGATTATCCATTTTTTATAAACCCAATATGCAGCGGATTTTCACATTGTAATCTTGGAGGAATTAAACAATATTTTAAATTAGAAGATTGCGTTAAAATGTTAGAAAATGTCTGTTTTAAAACAAATTATTATAAAACTAATTTACAAGTTAATTTGAACTGGGAAGATATTATACAAAAATTTGTTAATTTACATATTACCTTTGGAGGTTCTGCCCATAACTCTAAAATTGAAAAATAAGTTGTATAAATATAAAATAACAAAAACATGACTGATCACACACCTTCGGGGGCTTCGCCCATAGACAAAGCTATTGAAACTTTATATGAAATGATTTGTCAAAGAAAATATAAAATATGTGAAAAAAAAGAAAACTGTTTTATTGGAGTAAATTCAGATAAAAAAATTATAGTATTTACTAATCCTGTTAGTAAATTCAATGTAGATAGTGTAAAAGAATATATCAAAATATCAAGCGGTTTTGGTATTAATCATTGTATTATTGTATATACAGATAGTGTTACCTCTATGGCAAAAAAGCTTATTGAAAATTCAGTTGACATAAAAATAGAATTATTTATGTCAAAAGAATTACAATTTAATATTACTCGTCATAGACTTGTTCCTACTCATATAAAATTAGACGATGTTGATGCCAAAAAATTCAAAAAACAGTTCGGATTAAAATTTCCAGCTATTTTAAAAACAGATCCTATTTCTAGGTTTTATGGATATGAAAGAGGTGATATTATTAAAATTATTCGCCCTAGTGATTATATAATGTATAGGATAGTAAAAGGATAAAATTTTATCCTTTTTAATTTTTATAATAATTAATTTTAATTATTATAATAAAGTATGAACGTTAATATTATTAACGAACGTTTCCCAGAATATCAAAATATGACTCAACAAGATTTTGATAATTTAACTGACCAATACAAACAAAAATACGCTCCTTTATCAGAAAAAGAAAAAAAACTACTAGGTAGGTACTATACTGACACTATGAAAAGTATATATACTACAAAAAAAATAACATCGTTTGATGCACTTGAATCATTTTTAGAAAAATCAAATTTAAAATCTATAACTAATGATAATCTTATTAATATACCATATAATGTTTTTGTACAATTAGAAGAAAGATATGAACAAGAAAAGAAAAAAAGAAAAGAATTAGGAACAAAATATGAAGAAGAAAATAACTTTAAAAAAATACAAACATATTTGTACCGATATATTAAAACTATTCAAAAAATTTCAAAAGGTTTTACATTATTATACGACAAAAAACTTAATAATATGAATGCTTATGACACAATTGAATACATAGAAAAACTTATAGAAGATCCAACATTAAGTGGTGAACATCCTTCATTTATATCTATATATCTTGTATATAATCCTGGAAGTAAACCATTTCATGCAACATGCATATTTGAATTTGAAAGTTTTTATTATGAATTTTCTCATTTCGGAGGAGGTTCTAATGTTGGGTCTGTAATATTTGAAACATATCCAGCTAAAGGTAACAATATTTATGAATACGGAGGAGATAGTGTACTTGCTACAAAAATATGCGATGAAGAAATTCCACAAAACATAGCTAATAATATAACTCTTCAAACTTTGTTAAACATATCTATGTTTTGGTGGTCAAAAACTGATGCTTGTAATATACGAACTTTTCCGGGAAGCTGTACTGGGTTGGTTGAAACAGCTACAATATTAACAAATTTAAATAATTTATGTAATAATGTTGCTGTTAATAAGTCTGTTATACTAATGGATTTTAAGCGTAAAAAATCTCCCAGACGATCTTCTAAACGAAGATCTTCTAAACGACGATCTCCTCGTAAATCTACTAAACGACGATCTCCTCATAAATCTTCCAGACGACGATCTCCTCATAAATCTTCCAGACGACGATCTCCTCGTAAATCTTCTAAACGACGATCATCTTCTAAACGACGATCTCCTCGTAAATCTTCTAAACGACGATCTCCACGTAAATCTCCTAAACGACGATCTCCTCGTAACTAATACTTAAATAGCAATTCTACTGTTTGATGCAATTAACATTCACATTTTATTATTATAATTACGATAATAAAATGAATTCAAAAAATAAATTCGTATATTTGGATAAATTAACTAAATCAATTAATCCTATACATCACAAACTTATAAATGAAATATTTTTAAGCGACTCAATCACTACTATTTATAACAAATTATTACCTTCTTTACCTGCAGATGTTCTTAAGAATTTATATATTAATATAAAAAATAATTTATATTTATTTAACCCTGAACAAATAGAGAAATTAAAACCAGTAGTTACTTTTTATACAAATATAAAATTTCCATGTAGCACACAATGTAATCCTGTTAATAACCCAAATCGCTTATCGTTACAGGATAAAGAATACGGCACAAAAAAAGAATGTCTCTCAAAATGTGATAAAAAAGTATCTATTAATGATACAACGTTATTAATAGATACATTTTTATCTTTTGAAGATAAATTACAATATCTAATTAGCATTAATAAAAAAGAATTAATAAGTACAATACAAGAAAAAGATATATATAACTCAGACAATATAATTATAGACACATCACCTCTAGAAAAACAGTATAGACCGTATGTTATAATAACACACGACTCTTATTATAAAGCAAATCCAGATGAATATAAAAATGTAAAATATCTATTGAAAAGTCGCAATTCAGAAGAAGGAGAATATGATGTTATTTATGAAGCATATAATAACAAAGAAACTATTATAAATATTAGATATAGTAAGGGGTATAAACATACAGGTACGCATTTAGTTTTAAATGGTAAACCATTACTTTTTAAAGAAACTTCACACTTAGAAAGCTTAAACTTAGGTAATTTTGATAAATCTTTAAATATAATTCTTTTTTTCTTACCAAAATTAAAAAAATTAGATTTAAACAAATTTAACCAACCACTTGGATATAGCTTATCAAAATTAACAAAATTAACACAATTAGGTTTAAGATCTTATAATCACCCGTTAGGAGATAGCTTATCAAAATTAACACAATTAAAAAAATTAGATTTAAATAATTATGAAAACCCGTTAGGAAATAGCTTATCAAAATTAATACGATTAGAAAAATTAGATTTATATAATTATGATCACCCGTTAGGAGATAGCTTATCAAAATTAACACAATTAAAAGAATTAGATTTAGATTCTTATGAAAACCCGTTAGGAAATAGCTTATCAAAATTAATACGATTAGAAAAATTAGAATTACAAAGTTATACTCACCCATTAGGAGATAGCTTATCAAAATTAACACAGTTAGAAATATTATATTTACAATCTTATCAAAACCCGTTAGGAGATAGCTTAGCAAAATTAACACAATTAAAAATATTAAATTTAAGATCTTATATTGAGCCGTTCGTAGATAGTTTATCAAAATTAACACAGTTAGAAGAATTGGATTTAAATTATTATAATCACCCGTTAGGAGATAGCTTATCAAAATTAACACAATTAAAAGACTTAGATTTAAGATCTTATGAAAACCCGTTAGGAGATAGCTTATCAAAATTAACACAGTTAAAAATATTAAATTTACATGATTATACTCACCCGTTAGGAGATAGCTTATCAAAATTAACACAGTTAAAAATATTAAATTTACATGATTATACTCACCCGTTAGGAGATAGCTTATCAAAATTAATACGATTAGAAAAATTAGAATTACAAAGTTATACTCACCCGTTAGGAGATAGCTTATCAAAATTAACACAATTAACACAATTAGGTTTAGCATATTATACTCACCCGTTAGGAGATAGCTTATCAAAATTAACACAATTAGAAAAATTATATTTAGGATCTTATAATCACCCGTTAGGAGATAGTTTATTATCAAAATTAACAAAATTAAAAGAATTAAGTATGTATGGTAATCACCCGTTAGGAGATAGCTTATCAAAATTAACACAATTAAAAATATTAAATTTAAGATCTTATAATCACCCGTTAGGAGATAGCTTATCAAAATTAACACAATTAAAAGAATTATATTTAAATGATTATAATCACCCGTTAGGAGATAGCTTATCAAAATTAACACAGTTAAAAAAATTATATTTAAATGATTATAATCACCCGTTAGGAGATAGCTTATCAAAATTAACACAGTTAAAAAAATTATATTTACCATCTTATAATCTCCTATTAGGAGATAGCTTATCAAAATTAACACAGTTAGAAGAATTAAATTTAAATATGTATACTCACTCTTTAGGAAATAGTTTAAAAAAATTAACACAATTAAGAGAATTAACAATAGATGGTACATTAAATAAAAGAGATGATGGAAAACCTATTTTTTCTTTTACAAGAAAAAATCCCGTTAATAAAAACTCTAAAGAAGAATTAAGAGAAATGAATTTTGACCAATTAAAACAACGTATAAAAGACCTAAGAAGAGAAGGATATAAAATATCTGTTTTATCTAAACTTGAAGATAAAGACCGCAATAGAAAACTTCTAAGAAAAATTATCAGAGATGCTGAAAAAGGATAATATTAAATGTATTTCGTATTTGCAAAACATGTAAGTGAAACACTTTTAAAACTTAATAATTAAAAAATTATTAAGTTGTTTACAAATTTTGTTTGTATAAGTTTAACACATCTCTTACAGATTCTTTAATATTTTTAACATCGGGATACATTTGCTGTAATTTTTGAGTATCTAAATAATTATTTGACCTATCACTAGTTAATATTTTTCTTTGTTCTTTTTCTGAAAAATTTTTCCATTCAAAATTAGTATCAACTATTTCACTATACATTTCCAATATTTCATTATGAGAAATTAGACCTGGATTAGTTAAATTAATAGTTCCTGTAACATTATTTTTCATCATATCTAATACCTTTGGTAATAATTCAGGTATAACAGTCATAGAATTTGGAATACTGCATATTTTTTCGTATGTTGTTATTTTGGTAATAAAATTTCTTGTATTATATTCAGCTGTAATTGGCATTCTAATTCGTAAATTAAGAACACTATTATCAAAAAATTTCATTAATTGGTCAGTAAATCCTTTCACAGTAGAATAAGATGATCCAAAAAAGTTAGGCAACGAGTCTTCCGTGAAACCATTTACTTCTTGACCAAAAAGATGTTCTTCGTCATATTTAAAAATACAGCCTGTTCCTAGATAAGTAAAATGAAGATTTAACTTTTGGCATAAAAATGCCAAAACTAAAGGTGAAAATAAATTATCTCTTACATTATCTTGTAATTTATTGGGTTCTTCTAGATAATCTATAGTTGTATATATTTTTTCACCGATTTTACCGTGAGTTCTACCAATAAATGCTATAACATGTGTAGGCGATGTTTTAAGTAATTCAGATATTACATCATCTGAATTATCAGCACGAGCTTTTCCTTCGCAATAAATAACATTATTTGATTTTAATAGTTTAGTAAACTGAGATCCAATCCATCCGTTAGAACCGTAAATTAATACTTTCATTATTTATATAAATATAAATAATCTTTAAATTTTAATCTTTATATTTTTATTACTTTATCAAACATACCTGTTATACATTGATGTGCTATAATAATTACTATATTACCTGAAAAATTTTCTCTAATTCCGTCCATTACTACGGTATTTAGTTCTTGATCTAAACTTGAAGTGCATTCATCTAGTAACATCATAGGAGTATTAAACATCTCACCTAAAGCTAAAGAAAACGCTAAAATTATACGACTAAGTTCTCCACCGCTTAGCATATTAATATCAGCTTCCATACCTTTGTATTCAATTTCTAAATTAATTTGTGGTTTTTTCTTAATTGTTTTTCCTTTTTTTGTTTCTTTAAAAGTTACAAGTTTTACAGAAATTGGATTATCTGGGAAAAAACATTCCAAATACACATTTGCATGCGTATTTATAGATGAAATAATATTTATCATTGCTATACTTTCAGCTTCTAATATTTTTTCTTTTAATAAAGTGGATGCAGCATATAACTTTCTACATTCAAATTCTTCTTTTTGTAATAATTCTACTTTGTTGATCCACGTATTATAAGTAGTTTTGTCTTTTTTGTATGCTTGATATTTTTCAATATCTTGTACGTTTTTTTCGTGTATTACTCGGTTTGATTCTAAATCTTGTTTTTCTAAAATACTTTTATTAAATTCATCTTTAATATTACATACATCTATTATTCTACTATATTTTTTTATATGATTATCTTTATATTCTGTTATTTGCTTTTCATAATTACATTTTTCTTTTTTCAATGTAGTATTATTATTTTTTATTGTTTCAAGTTTATCTTTGTTTTGTTTTTGGATATTGATATCACTTCTTAACTGATCTTCACTAAATTGTTCATTAAATTTTTTATTAGTTGATTCAATCACTTTGATTTTTTTATCTTGCTGTATAATATTTTTTTCAAATGACATCACAGTAGGCGAATACTTTTTATCTGCAATGTCTTTTTTAAGATTATTAAGTTCTTTATTAAGTTCTTGTTGAGATGTCATATAATGTTTTATGTACTCTAAATCATGTTTAGTTTCGTCAAAGCTTGGTAGTTCTTCATATTGTTCTTTCACATCTAATATCGATTTTTCAACGTCTTTATATTGTTCTAATTTATTTTTGTTACTTGATATAGATGATTCTAACTTAAAAATCTTTTTTTGTATTAATAAAATTTCTTCTGCTGTATCTTCTAGCTTTGAATTTTCATCAATATCTAAATTGTAAATACATAAATTGTTATTTTGTAATTTAAGATGTGTAAAGCAAGATGGACATTTAAATACTTCTTTTTGGATTTTTAACTTTTCTAACAATTTTTTCTTACCTTCTAAATCATTTTTATATTTTGTTAAATCAGATAGGTTATTATTTAATTCTTCTTCGTCTATTTTATATAAATTTAATTTACCTTGCAAGTCTTTTAACTTTTCAAGATCTTTAATTGTCTGTTTATGTTCATTAATTATATTCTTACATTCATCTTCTGTATACTTTACCCATATTGTTTTTGTTATTTGTAACATTTTTTTTTCCATATTATTAAATTCTTCATCTTTCATTCGTTTTAGTCTATTTACATCTTCATCATGTCTATTTTTAAGAACTGCTAAATCTCGTTGCAATATAATTAATGAAAGTTGTTCTTCATATTCTAGTACTTTTTCATCGCCTTCGTATTTTATATCATCTTTTTGTATTGATAATTCGCATAATTTTTTAATTACTAAATCAAGGGCTTCTTCTTTAGATTGAACTACAGCATTTAACATCTCTAAAGATGTTAATTCTTTTTGTAATAGGTCTAATTTTTTCTTATTTTTTTGTAATAATGTATTAGTATTTTTATATTTAACAATTTCGTTGGTTATAGCTCTTTCTCTATTTTTTTTTGAACATTTTAATGGAAAAGGAATTATATCTGGTTTTTTTAATTCTTCAATCATAGTAGAAGCAGTTTCAAATTGAGCTGTTGTTTTAATAAGAGTTTCATGTCTTTCTTTTATTAAAAATTTACATCTTTTCATTATTTGAGAAAGATCAATATCTTGAAATGCAAATGTTTCAAGAAATCCTAGTTTGTCTAGCGGTGACATCATTATAAATGAATCTTGTGCATTTTGAGAGATATATCCAACAGTATTAAAAGTATTTCCAAAACGTTTATTTATAATGTTTTGAGCACATTCGTCTTCGTATATATCATTTACAACTAATCTATTAGGTTTTTTTGTTCTTGTTATTGTCATATCATCAAATAACAGTGTTACACTACAAGTTGTTTTTCCAAAACTTATAATTTTTGTTCCTGTTCCAAAAAGAGCAAAATATATACCCATAAGTATAGTAGTTTTTCCTTGACCGCTTGCTCCTGACAATAAAATAATACCACTTGTTCCAAAATCAAATGTTGAATTTTCATAACATCTAAAGTTTTTCAAAGTAATTTGCATTTTGTATTCTATTTGTATTATAAACTTTCTCAAAACAAATCGTTTTTTCTTTTTAAACTTATAAATATTAGGTTTAAAGTTAAGGTACACCTTTTATAAAAATGTCTAATCAAAAATTAACATATGAAGATTATAATCCAAAATCAGTTTGTGTACGTGGTGATAGAAATAAATTTACTAATATAATAAAAGAAGTTAAAGGTAGATGGAACCCTAGAATGAAAGGAGGTGAAGGATGGCTTGTATTAAAAGAGTTTGTACCTAAATTACAAGAATTAATTAATTCCATGAATTCTGATAGTAAAACAGAAGTTAAACAAGACACTAAAACAGAAGTTAAACAAGACACTAAAACAGAAGTTAAACAAGACACTAAAACAGAAGTTAAACAAGACACTAAAATACAAGTTAAACAAGAGACTAAAATAAAAGTTAATTTGGATAGTAAACCTATAAATAAAAAAATTAAATCTAAATATCATCGTGAACTTAGTGAATTAGATGAAGAATCAGGAGATGAAGAATCAGGAGATGAAGAATCAGGTGATGAAGAATCAGGTGATGAAGAATCAGGTGATGAAGAATCAGGTGATGAAGAATCAGGTGATGAAGAATCAGGTGATGAAGAATCAGGTGATGAAGAATCAGGTGATGAAAAATCAGATGATGAAGAATCAGGTGATGAACAAAAAACTAGCGAAGTTAAAAAAGAAAAATATGATAACAAAACAAACAGTTACAACAGGGATAAAAAAACAGAAAGTATAACAGATAGCATTATAGATAATGTTAAAAAAGATGTTATAGATACAGTTAAAAATGTTAGAAGAGATGATGTAAAAAAAAAAGATGACATTAGAAGACACAATGATAAAAAAGATACGGTTAGAGATGATAGAAGAGATACGGTTAGAGATGATAGAAGAGATACAGTTAAAAATGATGATAGAAGAGATACGGTTAGAGATGATAGAAGAGATACAGTTAGAGATAATAGAAGAGATACGGTTAGAGATGATAAAAAAGATACGGTTAGAGATGATAAAAAAGATACGGTTAGAGATGATAAAAAAGATACGGTTAGAGATGATAGAAGAGATACGGTTAGAGATGATAGAAGAGATACAGTTAGAGATGATAGAAGAGATACGGTTAAAAAAGATACGGTTAAAAAAGATACGGTTAGACATGATAGAAGAGATACGGTTAGAGATGATAGAAGAGATACGGTTAAAAAAGATACGGTTAAAAAAGATACGGTTAAAAAAGATGATGTTAGAGATAATAGAAGAGATACAGTTAGAAAAGATGATGTTAGAGATAATAGAAGAGATACAGTTAGAAAAGATGATGTTAGAGATAATAGAAGAGATACAGTTAGAAAAGATGATGTTAAAGATAATAGAAGAGATACAGTTAGAAAAGATGATGTTAAAGATAATAGAAGAGATACAGTTAGAAAAGATGATGTTAGAGATGATAGAAGAGATGTACTTGAGTATTATAAATCTTTTAGCAAGAAGCCAGGAGCTTTTAATGAATTATATGAATCCGATGATAATAAATATTCATCATCTTCAAATTATTCATCATCATCTGATGATTTTCCAGAACCTGTTTCTCCAAGAAGAAAGGCATATAAACGCGATGATGATGATTATGGTACACTTTTTAATAAAGTTAATGACTTACAGAAAAGGTTACACCATGTTGAAATAAAACAACGAAAAAAATAAAGTTAAACTTTTGTTTGTTTTATTTTATTCCATTCAGCGGCTATATAAGTTAAACGTTGTTTTCCAGCTAAGTCTTTATATTTATCTTTTTTACTTTCGGTTTTAACAAATTTTTGATATGAATTTAAAGATCTTGGTTTAGATTTTTTAGTTGATTTTTTTATTTTTGATTCTTCTATTTTTCTCATATAAGAGTTATATACTTTTGCATATTTTTTTAATCTAGCTGATTTAATGCTCACATGAGAAGTATCAAAATCTGTATATTTAGTTGCCATTTAATAATATTTATTAAATTTATTAAATGATATTTGAAAATAATATTTATAATTATTTGAATATTTTGTAATAATTTATTTCATAAGAGAATTTAGATTGTCCAAAGGATTTGATTTTAATATGTAAAAATTTGTATATTTAGTTACCATTTAATAAATAATAAATTTATTAAATGATATTACGAGCTTGTGATATGATATTTATTATAGTTTAAAACCCAAGGGTTTTCGTTGTATGGGTGTTTATTAATACAATGTTTATTATCAGGAGGGCTTTGACCTGGTGTATTTTTATTATATTTTAAACAATTTTTATTAAAACACATAGGAGGGCTTTGATTTAATATGTCATATTTTGGAATTATAATATATTTTAAGGGTATAAGTTCAGTTTGATTATTTAAGGGTATAAGTTCAGTTTGATTATTTAAGGGTATAAGTTCAGTTTGATTAACAACTAATATTAAGATTTCTTTATCTTTATTATCGTTTGAATAACAAAGACCCATTGTTGTATTTATGTTTATGTTTTTATTTAAATCTTTATTGTTATTTTTTATGTAATTAAATATGAAAAATGTTAAATGCTATTTAACATTTTCCAATTAAACAATTACAGGTATCGACATAAATGGAAAAAAACGATTTAACGGAAAATTCAGGATTTAATCATTTATTAGAATATTATAATGCACATAAAAACACTAAATGGACAGAATGGTTAAATTTTGATCAAACATTTTGTAAACACGGTAAACAAGGTTTGGTTGGTTTGTTAAATCCTAAAAAAATTGGTAAAGAAGAAAAACAGTATAAATTTGTTTTTAAAATATCACAGTATATTAATTATTTAGTACAGCATGAATATAGTGTAATGAAAGGATTAAATGAATTAGCTCCATATTGTCCTCATTTTTGTAAAGCTATTGGTACTATTTTATGCGAAGTAGATCCTACTGTTAGAAAAACTGGAAATCCTTTTCAAATTACAACAAAATATCCAATAGAAAAAGAAGTTTTATTAACAGAATATATTGATAATGCATCTAATTTATATAATTATATTAAAAGTGATAAAATTGATGATGATGTAATATATTCAAGTGTTAAACAAGTGCTTATTGCAATAGCAATTGCTCAAAAAAAAAAAAATTTTACACATTATGATTTGCATTCATATAATATACTTATGAAAAAATGCAATAAAGATGTTGTTTTTTTATATGTATTAGATGATGAAAACCAATTTTGTGTTCCTACTCACGGTCATTATCCTATGATTATTGATTTTGGATTTTCATATATTAATAATCTAGAAGATAATCCTGCATGGCCAAGTATGGCACATACTGATGTTGGTTTTATGAGTGATAGATATGATCCAGTAGCGGACCCTAAACTATTTCTTGTAAGTGTATCTAGAGAGTTAAAAAATAAACGTAATAATAAAAAAGCTAATATATTTAGAAATATTGTTAAAAATATTTTTAGAAGTTTAACTATTGACTGGGATTGCGGATGGGATAAAAAAACAAAAAAAGGAGCATCTGACTTTGTAATAGAAATGTTAGAATCATATAATAAAAATTCTAATCTATTTGATAATTATAATCATTATTGTATAGATTTGATTCAATCTTTAATTATTTTACCTCTTCAAGAACAAAAATATGATAACATTGATAAATCTTATACTACATTTTTAAAAGAATTTATAAAAATAGAAAATGAAATAGGAAACCCGTTTTACAATCTTTATATTTTAAAAGGAATAGTTGACATTGCAAGAGAGGTTAGAGTAGATTATCTTAATACAAAATCAAGACCTAATGCTATTGGGTATTTTCGTAGATCTGTATTTGAACGAATAAATTGTGTATCTAAATATTGTAATCCTAAGGACATACATTTTGAAAAAATGCTTTGTTCACTTTTGTGTTTATCAAAAAATATAGAAGGTATTATGTACGATGTTATTGAAAGTAGAATGAAAGAAAAACAACGTGAATATGATAAAATGCATTTACAAACAATTGAACAAATATACGGGGCAATAGAAGCAAATATAGTAAATAAATACAAATTTAATAAAAATACAACTGTATTTGTTATGAACTGTGTAACAGAGAGTTGTTCACGGTTAAAATTAACTCCTGAAATATGCAAACAAGTTAATAACATACACCAACTAGAAAAGGGATCGTTTTTATATTTATTAACAAAATAATAAAATTTAATATAGATTTATATTAAATTAATGAATATACAAAATATTAGAAAACATAAAATATTTGGATTGGCAATATTTGATTTATTAACATCATTTGTATTAATGATAGTTGTATTTATAATGGCTTGGAAAACACACTTTCAAAAATTAAAGTTAATAAACTTTATAATTGCTGCTATTATTCTTACAATACCGGTAGCTATTACTATTCATATACTATTTGGAATAAACACAAAATTAAACTATAACCTTGGGTTATCATATTCAATTTAACAAGTACTTAATTATATAAAAACTTTATATAATTAAATTGGTTATTCGTATAATTTTAATCTGAATCAGACTCAAAATCTAACTTAGACTCTAACTCAGAGTCTGAATCAGAGTCTGAGTCAGAAACAGAGTCATACTCAAACATTGGTTTTTCTGCAAATGACACTATATTTGAACTAGATAATTTAGACTGTTTAACTTTTTCATATTTGTTATATTCATCTTTTGTTTTATCTTTTAATATTATTATTTGGGTTTTATCTGGAAAATCTTTTTTCATTTGACCTGATAAAGTGTTTAATAAAAATGTTATATCCTCGCATAATGATTCTTTTATGTTATTAGTGCTAGGTTTGTAATCATATTGTTTTAATAGTTGAAGTATAGGAACTACTCCTCTTAATTCTATATGAACAGTATCATTTGTGTATTCCCATTCTCCCAGATCCATAGCAACTACCCATCTAACAATAGAATTTCTATCTTGATCATATGTTACTGAACCTATAAAATCTTCACCGTGTAAAACATTGCTGTAATATACATCTTTTAAATGATTTTTAAATACATCATTTTTTTCTAAAGTGTATTCAGGTAAAATTGTTAAACTATTCAATCCAACTTTTTTAAATTGATCAACATTTTGGAGAACATAACCTTTATATTTAAAAAAAATATTTTTCAAACAATCTTTTTGTTGCTCTGTTATAAAAGAATTTAATTTGTTTTTTTTCCATTCTTTTATTCGTTTTTTACTTGATGATTTCAAATTAGAGTACATATTACCTAAATTAGTTCGTACTTTAAATAAATAACCAGCTTTCATATATTGTTTTCCAACTGTTGAGCTAATAATGTGATTATTACATAATAATATAAAAATTATTACATCAAAGTTATCATTCTCAGATATGTCATTTATTGTGTCAATAAATGCATACGAAACATTTTTTAAACTATTGTATGCTCGTATGTTGGCAGGATTTGTAGGAGGATTTTGCATTTTGTCATATATTAAATTAAATAAATGAAATACATATTTTAAATTTATGCCTATAGTAATCTGTGGCACTCCTGATAATTGTAAGTTTTGACTATACGCCCATTCAACTTTTTGTTGGTTGCCATCCGTAAAACTATTTTTACCTTCTTTTTCTTTTAGTGCTTTACAAGTTGTGTAATATACATCACCTGTTTTATCAGATGGATTTCGTATAAATGTAAAAATATCATGGTCTATTTCTCCTATTGTTATTTTTTTATTGTCTATAACATTGTTCCAGAATAACATAAAGTTTTTACATGCCTTAGTGAAAGCATGTGTATTAAATGCTGTTTTAGGACCATAAAATTCTCCTATACGTACTTCTAAATTATGTGTACATAAGTCAACATCATCACTTCCAGCATTATTTTCCCATATTTCAGCTGCTATATTCCATTTTTCATCGGAATTATTGATTACTGTTTCTGACCATAGTCTAGTACCATCGTTTGTTTCGTATTGCGGATTATGTATTATAAATGCTTGAGTTTCCCATTCAATACCAAAAGATGTCATTTATATTAACAAAAAGTTAATATAAATTTTATTTTACATAATCCATAAGTGATAGTTGTCGTTTTTTATTTTTAATTTGCTTGTATACTAATATTTTTTTATCTCTTCCAACTTTTTCAAATCTTTTATATTCTTTGTCTGTATATTCATGTATAACAAGAATATTTCCTAATTTTTCAAACATTACCCGAGGTCCTTCTTCTTCTGGTAAAGATCCATAAAAACATACATCTCTCCATATATATCCTTTATTGTTAGGCATATCAGATAGATTTTTTTTTATATAAGGAGGAAGTGAGTCTGTAATTTTATAAAAAGTTCTACAACCATAATTGTAATCTTTTTCTTTTTGTCTTTCTAAAAATGCACTTGTAGATATTCCTTTTCTATAATTGTCAGAAATTTGTTCTTTTTCTTTTTTTACTTTTTTTTCATTTATTTTAACCGTTATTCTATCTTTAGTATTTTTTTCTTGTTTTTTATGTTCTTCATCACATTGATCATTTATTTTTTTATCTAATTCACCTAAATCTAAGTTTATTAATTCTTGTTTCATATTTTCTATAGATAATGTTTTTGTTTCTATAGCATTTTTTAGTTTTGCTATTTGATTAACTACGAATGGTTCATTGCTAGAAATTTTTAAACGACTAATAGTTTCTTCACTTCTTTTAATAAAATTTTCATTATAACGAATATCATTTGTTAATCTATTCCGTTCTCGTCTACGAAGTAATTCCATTTATAATGAATTTTTTATTTATAAATAGACTTATTCATATTAAAGTAATTTATTTTGTCACCTAACGGTGTTAATTTAAAATTATGAGTTTCTGTAAAAAATTTTTTAATAAAAGATCCTGCTAATACATGATAAGTATTATTTGAAAAATTTTTTTCTTTTGAATTTTCAGCATTTCCTAAATACGGTTTAATAGCATTTTGAAAACTTTGAGACACGCTATTATTAAGTTTATGATTACCTTTTTGTGTAGTTCTTTTTCCTCCTACAAACATACGTAAAGTATCTTGAGTATCATTATAAAATTCAAAGGGAGGTATAACAGTAGGGTGTTGAAAAAAATCGTATTTAGTTGTATCAGTAGTTATTCCTTTTTTAACTAAATACGATTTTTGAGTTGGAGATAAAAAAATATTTGATGTTACTATCTCATTTGTTTTTCTATTTAATTTGTAAGTTACACCATTAGAGGTTTGATTATTTGACCATTTAATAATATCAATAAACTCAGATTCCGCATTTATTGGTGAAAAAGTTTCATTAATATTTATTGCATATCTAGATCCAAGATTGAATAAATACTGTTGTTTATTTTTGTATATTCTAAAGTTTGGATTATACAATGAAGAAACACCAAAATCATTTAAAATAAACATTTTTCCATAATTAGGTACATAAAAATCATGTTCGTCTATCTTATAATGCCAATACCCTCCTGCTTTCACATTATAATACAAAATATTTTTACTTTTTATATCATTATTAAGTATTTGACCAGTTATTTGTATAGCATGTACTGCAGCCATAATTTGAAATAAAGCTGAATATAATTCGTTATCAGACGGTGAAGTAAATTTTAAAAAATCACTCAAGTCGCCATTTCCTAATTCAATTGCAATCATAACCGAAGGATGAGATTGATTTCCTTTTCTAAATGTAAAATCATATTTATTACATAAACAAGTATCTATAAAAAGAGGAAAATTAGGACATATATTATTTAATATTATTTTTTTAATAATATTTTTAAGAATGAAAATTTCATACCACGATGAACTACTATCTGAAAACGGATCTTGTAAATCATCTTTTGTTATACGAGACATTTTTATAGCAAAATTATGTTTTGATTTAGAATAAACTGAAAATACATTACCCCAATCTCCTTTTCCTATTAGTTTATCAATGTTAATATATTTTTCTATTATATTAAAATCAATACTGTTATCATTTTGATTATGAATTTTTTTAATACCATTTTTTACAATACTTGCAAACTGTTCTCTATGTTTATTATTCAAATAAATGGAACTTAAATCTGTATTTGTTTTTTTGAATAAAATACTAAATGATATTTTGCTTATATTATCTTGTAACATCTTATTCCAAAACGGTTTAACATTTTCTTTTTCTATTAGTAATGAACCACCTGTTATATCAAAACATTTAATATCGTTATATTCTATTTTTCTTGTATCTCCGAAAAAAAACAATGAAGTAATAGAATTTTTATCATATACATTATTTTCATACGGAATACGTGTATCACTCCCATTATATTTAGTAAGTAAACAATAGTCAAATGAACATCCGGCTATTTTTTCAAGATCTGTTTTTATATACTGTAAAAACACAGGTAAGCAAACACTAAAATCACTAAAACATATTTGTGAATTTTTATCAAATTGTAAAGACTTTAAGATATCTGTCAGACTTATGTTAGTTTTTTTGTCAAAAATATTAGGATAAAAAATAATATTAGGACTGTTTGTTTTTACAATCTGATTCAAAGGTTTGTAATTATTTTCTGTTATTATGATCATTTTTATAATAAGGATTAAACTTTATATATAATAAATGGAAAGGAAAACAATTATTATCATTTCATTAATAATTGCTATAATTTCTACTATTTATCTGTTATTAGATTTTTTTGGTATTATTAGATACATAAAATTATATATATTTTCACCTGTAAGATATATAAAACATTACAAAAATTTAGATAAAAATTATAAAGATAGAGTTGTCATATCACTAACAACTACACCAGATAATATGAAAAAAATAAAACCCATAATAAACTCTCTTTTAGATCAAACTATTCAAGTAGATTCTATATCTTTATGCATACCATATGGGTCTGACTATAAAGTACCTATTGAATTAAAAGATGCTGTTTCTATATTTAGAGGTGGAAAGGGTGGAGAACTTAATGCTTTAAAATCAACTATTACTAGAGAAGGAGAATCAACTACTAGAATAATAATTTTAGGAGATGATTCTATATATGGAAAAGATTTTATAGAAACATTAATAGAAGAATCAAATAAAAATCCTAATAATATTATATGTGTAGGAAATTCAATAAATCTAAAAAAAGGATCTATGTTTAAAACAGATTTTTTCAAAGTAGATTTTATTGATGATATTACAGAAAATATAACACCTTCTGACAAGATTAATGACTATTTTAAAAATCATAAAAAAATACATATAAAATACAGAGAAAATTACAAAATAATATAATTTATTCTTTCATTGTTTGGCTACACATTTGTCTTACAAAATCATGATGGAATTCTGTTTTTTCACCGTCTGAACCTCTATCAACAGCCATCTTATAATCAAATATCTTTACCATTGTATCCATAATATTATCATCTCCTAATTTTTCTTTTAATTCATTCGCATATAAACATATAAGTTCTTTATTCTTATCTTTAATAGAATTAAAGAACTTTGAGGCTAAACCTGTCATCTCTGGGTCAGTTATAACATTCCCATCCTTATCCTTAAACTTTATTTTTCTCCTAGAATAATCAACACATACCATCTTATCTTTTAGAGGATAATCCAATGCATATTGAGCATAACCTTCAGGTCCTTTCTTTATATGATCTATAGTTAGATTACTTACACTTTCTTTTAATTTTTCTTCTGTTACAGGTTCAAGTTGTTGTATATAATTATTAATTTGAGTTTTATTAGAAGTTGCGTGAGTAGGTCTTGATACAGCTTTTACCGCTATGTTTTCTAGTTTATCTTGAAGTTCTTTTATTTGTTTTTTAAGTTCAACTATTTCTAAATCTTTTTTAGATAATTCACTATCATGTTGTTTTTCTAATAATGATTTATTATATGAAAGACATATTTCTCTGTGATTTATTAATTTTCTTTTAGTAGTAAAAGTTTTATTACATCCATTACATTCTAATAAATTTAATGGTTTCCCCTGTTTTTCTAAACAATATTTAGCATTCAATTGATGGTGTTTTAAACTGGGCGAGGATGCTAATTCGGTATTACAAAATTCATCTTTTAAAATATAAATGACTAAAATTGTCATTTAATGTCATCCATTGTCATTTAATGTCATCGTAAATTAGGGTAAACGCCTTGATTTTTCGTTTTTTGCATCTCAACACAGAAATTGTGTGTTAAGATTTTTTATACATTAGTATTTTTTAAAAACTTTTGTTTTTCCTCCTCCTCCTTTTTTAAAATGTGTAAATTAATTTACACATTCTAAAATAAAATAATTAATTTACAAATTCTATAACTTTAAAATATTCTATTTCATGTAAAATAAGTCTTTCTTTATTTGTTCCATGCCTCTTTATTTTCTCTTAACAATTTAGAAGAATACTAAAATTGTTCCAGTAAAATTTTTTGACAAATGAAATACTTTAGATCCGTAAAAAACAAAACTTTGCATTTGAGTATTTATTTTTACGTTTTTATTTAAATGTAAAATACTTTCACCGCCTAATACAACTAATAAAGTATTACCAGAGTCAGAGTTGATTTCTGATATGGTATTTTTATTAATACAGATGCTATTAAACTTAAAATCGGGTTTATGTGAATTTAGTAATTCTTGACATAAGTTTAAAAAATGAGGGAAACATAAAGCACTTTTTGAATCTTTTTCAAATATTTGGTAAACACCTTGTTTTGTAATAAACTCTACTTCTTTTAATAATAAATTTAATTTTATTTTTTCATCCTCTGTATATGAGCATATTATATAAGCCATTAATTTATTATTAATAATAAATTAATCATTTTAAATAATTCATTAACACTAAAATGCCTTAAATTTTTTGTTCGTATATTCCATAAAATATTGGAATTTTGTTTTTTTGATCTCAACACAATTTTTGTGTTGAGATTTTTATAATTTTATAAGTCTATGTAATTTATAAGTCTATGTAATTTATAAGTCTATAATTTTACAGTTAACTTTACATATTTCAATATTACCATAATATGACTTGAAAATATTTGATTCATCTTTACAATATGAATATACAATACTTCTACCTAAAGTATCTAACTTTAAATCTCTAGGAAATACTTTATCAATATTTTTACGATATTCTTCTTTTATTATATCAAAATTCACCATAGGCAATAAAACAATACCTTCCCATTCTTGTCTTTTTCCTCTGATATCTACAACAAATTCAGAAGGACAAAATTTACGTATTTTAGAGTTAGAATCAGTAAGTAGTCTACATAACGGGGATGGTATCAATTCAGCGCTTTTAGGAGGAAGTACAGACAAAAGTTGTTGAAAAGGAGTTGCAGGAGATGTTAGTTTTTTTTCTGGTAACTTAAAATCTTTTATATGCAAAGACAACTCGTGAGCAAATGGAGCATAATGATATTGATAGCACCATTTCCAATCTGGAACACCTTTTGTATAATATGATAATACCCACTGTAGTCCAACTAAATACTGATGACATATAGATCTCATATTCATATTAATAGAAAATCCGTCTTTGTAGTAATCCTCTCTATATTTTTCAATATTTAATACGTACTTTTGATCTACAAAAGTAGAGTTTTGTTCAAGTAAATTGTCTGGAAAAAATTTATCTTTTTTCATTAATTTATCTTCTAAAATTTCTTTATCGTATTTACCTATTGTACTAAAAAAAACATCTAGAGAATTATTTATAAAAATAATATCACCATCTACTTTTGTTGTTATATGACCATTACTTTTACATACATCTCTATATACATCCAACATCTGATCAATACCTCCTTCAATAATTTCCAAACTAGGAATATGAGGAAGAAAATCATTACCTACCATAAAACATAAAAATATAAAATCATTAACTGCATATTCAGAAACAAATTCTTTTTTATCTTTTTCACATGTGTCATACTCTTCATCTTCGGTGTTCCAATCCATTAATTTAGCCAAATCAATCCTAACTTTTCCGATATCAATTAAAAAGAAATTATTATCTGAGCTATACATATCTTCTCGTAAAACCCAAAAATTAGGTAGATGTGTTCCAAGTGAAAGCATTATTAAATCTGCATCCAACCCGTGAATACAAAAACTATCTTTTGGATCTCCATACAAACGAATATAATTAATAATTTTGTGTTCTCCTTCTCCAGGAGCTTTTTCATCTGAAAAAATTACTTCTATGTTACTCCACTCTGGATTTTCTGAAATATTTTTTTTTATATACCAATCAATATATTTTGTTAAATAATCCATAAATTTTGTTCCAGGTGTAATACAATTAGAATCAAAACGTTTCATTTCATTCTCATCTTTTTCGTTAACACTTCTAAAACGTCTTTGCCTTTGTTGATTTTGTTTACTAAGAGGCGCAGGTCCATCTACACATAAAATAAGACGTTTTGTAGGTTTAACTAATGTAAACAAGTGTTCAATAGTTGAACATATATCACTAAACATTTTAATTTGAGTTTTTAAACTATTTGATGTTTTATGATTTTGTTTACCCAAAAAACGAGCACGTGGTTTATGATTACCATATTCATAAATTTTTTGAGCGGATGAATGGAACAACCCATTCAAATCAATCATTAAATTATCTACTGATACATTAGCAGTTTCAAATGTTTGAAGTTTTTTTAATTTTTTTATATTACGTCCAAAATTTCTATTAAACCAATTCCAAAAGTGTTTGATTCCCATTGTTTTTTATTTATCAAAAAGTACTCATTAAATATCAATTTTTATTTAATGAGTGATAATTACATACTTTATCGTAATAATCGCTTTCTATGAACAATTCCACCATCTTCATCTGAATCATCACTATCAATACAAATAGCCTTTTTTGTTGTATTATTACTTTTTTCTTGTTTATTAAGTTGCTTCTTTTGATCATCGCTTAAAAGCATATTAAGAGCTTTTTCCATTAAATTAATTTTTGTTAAAATAGTTTTTATATCATTTGATAAAGACTCATTACTTCCTTGTTCACTGTTTCTATCACCAGCTTGAGATAAAGAAGAGCTAGGTGCTTTAGAATTTAATGTTTGTTTTTCATTCCATTCTTTTGATCTTTGCTTTGATAACTCATTTGCTTTTTTCTCTTCTTCTTCTGAAACCAAACGCTTACCTCCATTGATAAAAGATATAACATCTTTTTCACTTGACTTTGAAAAAATCCAACCAGGTCCATTTTTCAAATTAGCATTATATTTTCCTCCAAGTTTTTTTAAATCTTCTTTGTATTTTTTTGTTTCTCCTTCAACTGCAATAGAATTGCTACTATAATTACTAATGGTAATATTTGTAAATTTGGTAGACATTTTTTAAAATTTTATTTTAATTTTAAAAAATTCATTTTTATGTTTTTTACTTATTAAATAGGAGCTCTAAAAGAAGGTTGAGAAACTATAGAAGGTTGAGGAGCTCTAAAAGAAGGTTGAGAAACTATAGAAGGTTGAGGAGCTCTAAAAGAAGGTTGAGAAACTATAGAAGGTTGAGGAGCTCTAAAAGAAGGTTGAGGAGCTCTAAAAGAAGGTTGAGGAGCTCTAAAAGAAGGTTGAGAAACTATAGAAGGTTGAGGAGCTCTAAAAGAAGGTTGAGAAACTATAGAAGGTTGAGGAGCTCTAAAAAAAGGTTGAGAAACTATAGAAGGTTGAGGCACAGAACTAGAAACAGCAGAACTAGAAGGTGCAGAACTAGAAGGTGCAGAACTAGAAACAGCAGAACTAGAAACAGCAGAACTAGAAGGTGCAGAACTAGAAACAGCAGACCTCTTTATATATTTATATAAATAATATAAACCTCCCGCAATACATATTGATATAAGAACAATTCCTATAATAAGAAGAGGTGAAATTTTTGAATTATCTGATTCTTTAAACTTTTCAATGCAAGTTTTTATATTTTGTACAACCGACTCTTGATCTTCTTTATTTGTCATATTTTCATAATAATCATAATTAAATTTTTCAGAAATAAAAGAAACTATACAATCAGCAACCTGTAAAGATACTCCATCTTTATTTGTCATAAGATCTTTTTTTACTTTTTCTTTTTCTTCGTTAGTCCAAATTTTAGTTAAAGTGCGTTGTTCAGTAGGAGTATCTTCAGTAGGAGTATCTTCAGTAGGAGTATCTTCAGTAGGAGTATCTGGTTCAATTTGAGTATCTGGTTCAATTTGAGTATCTGGTTCAACTGAACCAGAATTTGAACACATTTCTCCACCAATTCCTGAACAAGAGTTTGATAAATTTGTGCCTTTTGGACCTGTAGGACACTTTGAATTATTTGGGTTACATGTATCGCATGCGATTTTGTTACTGCGATAACCAGCTGGAGTACATGTATATGATAACACTCCGTCTGTATTATAACAAGGAGTTGCAAACAACCCATCATTTATACACCTTCCGTCTGACTCTGGTTTAACAGCCTTTAATGCAAATAAGGCTTGTTTTAAATATTTCTGTGTACTCATTTATATTATAAAAAGAAAAGAGATTAAATTTTAGTTATTCAAGATCTAAATATAACATTTGCTGTTTTTCAACACTTTTCTTTTTCTTTTTTACTTCAACTGGTTCTTCGTTTTCAACACTTTTCTTTTTCTTTTTCTTTTTTACTTCAACTGGTTCTTCGTTTTCAACACTTTTCTTTTTTTCACTATATTTTGCATTTATATTATAGGCTTCTTGTTCAGATTTTTCTTCTACTATCTGACTAAGAACAGGAATATGATTAGGAAGAGCCTTAATGTCCATAATAAGTTCACATACACCAGATCCAATATGAGCAATTTTTCCACAAATAATAGATGCGCTGACACCTTTTGTTTCTTCTTGTTCTCCGTATAAACCAGCTTTTAGGAAATTATCCATAGTTTCTTCAAATGAAGCTTTTCCCATTGGACCGCATTCTTCGTTTCTCATTGTATAACGAGAAATTGATGAAATTGATCCGTTAAATGTCATTTTTTCTGATAGTAATTGAATATGACATCTATTGATGCCTTCCATTATGCTCATAAATTCTTCTATAAGAAATTGTCTAGTTGCTTCTACTCCTAAAGTATTGTAAATATCCCAAACATTATTTGATATAGTTTTTGTTGAATCAATGAATGGAAGACCTAAAAGTTCTTGAAAGTTACTGCCATCGGTTTCAAAACTATTTTCATCATCGTTAAAATAAATATTTTTAATTCCTGGAATACCGCAAATAATAATATTATATAAAGTTGGCTGCACTACTTCTTCAAGATATATTTCTTTAACGTTTTCAGAATTAATAAATAATACTCTATTGTCAGGTAAATTTATATCAGATGTGTCAACAAAAATATCTATTTGTCCTATATTATCGGGTGAAAATACACATATCATATCAGAATATTTTTCAGATATGATTTTAGTAATTATTTCTAAGTCTAATTTATATTCATATAAAATATCCATATCAATTTTAATAGATATACAATCTGAAAATTTGGTAAACTCATCTCCATATAAAATCTTGAAAGATTCATACCACTTTTCTGGGCTTTTATCAACTATAATTTTGTAAGATTTAGATATTTTTTTAAAAGAAATCTCAACTATATTATGTCCAATAGTTTGTCGTATATCAGATATAGATTTATGTTTATCTTTCATAAACGCAATACAGTTAACTGATTTTGGATCTTTTGTAGCATTTAGCAACTCTTCTATACGAGGAACTCCTGTTGTAATTGTTTTTTCCCCTGAGCCTGCTTTGTGAAACGTATTAAGAGTTGTTTGCGTTTGTTTTTCTCCAATGCTTTGAGCTCCTATTACTCCAACGCTTTCACCTGCTTGAATTTTTGCTTCCATATACTGTTGTTCTATCATAAGTTTTAAAGATGGGATTACTTCAGGATATATTTTTAAGGACTTTAATTGTTCTCTCAATTGTTTTTTGTTTTCATTTACAATAGACTTTGCAGCCTCAATAGGTATAGATCCTTGAGGTTTTATAAAAGATAAAATATCTTCAATTTCATTTTTTGTAATAAGACGTTTAGATGACATTCTATAAATTTATAAAGATTTGTTTATAAATTTCAGTTTTTTACTATTATTTAAAAGACATATTATTATTAATAATAAATGCCACTACCTGCTCAATATAAAACAATTGATACTTTAAAAAAAGTTGAAAAAATTAAATCAAATGTTCCTCAGCAAGAAAAATTAAATAGAAATAAATGCATATTTTCTAATGCAATAGTATGTATATATTTGTCTGCTAAATGGTGTGGTCCATGTCAAATGATATCTCCTGCATTTGACAAATTATCTCACATATATAATGATCCTGGAACTTGTATGATAATTAAAGAAGATATTGATGAACCAGACAAAAATCCTGATTATAACGTAGGTGCAATACCAGCTTTTATTTTTTATAAAAATGGACAACTTTTGAAAAAGCCAGATGGATCTACTTTTGATATAATTGGTGGTGATTTAAAAGAAGTTGAAAAAGTATTAAAACAATTATTACCTCATAAAAAGTAGTTTTTGAATTTAAAATTAATATATCAATAATATAAATGGATTCTTTTAAAAAACTTCATTCGTTGGAAAAAAGAACACAAGAATCAGTTCATATCAAAAAAAAATACCCAGATAGAATTCCTGTTATCGTAGAAAAACTTGATAAGTCAACAATTTATGATATAGATAAAAAAAAATTTTTAGTTCCATGTGATCTAACAGTAAGTCAATTTGTATATGTTATCAGAAATAGGCTTAAACTAGCTCAAGAAGACTCTATTTTTATATTCGTTAACAATTCTTTACCTAATTCTTCTTCTTTAGTTTCACAAATATACAAAGAACATAAAGATGAAGATGGATTTTTATATGTTTCTTATTCAGGTGAAAACACATTTGGATAATTACCTATGTTGTAAATTTATACTATTTAAGTATAAATTTCATAATTTACTAACTTTCATAGAGTTGCAATGATAACACATAACAATTCTATTATGTGGATCTGTTGTTTCAGATCTCCCTTTACATGAAGGACAAGTTGCTTTATGTGTTCTTATTAATAATGGATTAAGCGGTGGTAAATCATACAATGATGGTATATTAAATATGCAAAAAACAGGAATTGACATTTTTACATATTTAATATATTTATTAATTTTTTATCAATTTTTTAATATAAATTTTATTGTAAAAACTATTATATTTTACAATATAAAATGACATATGAATATAAGCAGTTAACAAGTGTAAATAAATGGATGATTTCTTTTTATACTTTTATAGTAGTACTTATAATTATGAATCCATACACATTTAAACTTGTTAACTTAGTTACTGTAAAATTAGGATTTCCTATAGCAAATGAAAGCGGATGCCCAAATGGATACGGACTTGTTTTACACGGAATAGTATTTTTAATATTAATTCGTTTACTTATGTCAATAAATCTTCCAGGAGTTAATAAATAATATTCTTTAATAAACAAATTAAAAATAACTTTGTTTATAACAAAAAATGTCTCTATCATATTCAGGTTTAACTAATTATGGTAAAGCTACTAATCCATCAGTTGAAATGGGTTTAGGTAGCATGAATATACTTAGAGATCCTCCTAGATCTATAACAACTAGAAGAATAGATAAAGTAGGACAAACAAGTTCTCTTACAGAAATGATTGATGAGAGCGGTAATAGAGCATGTGAAGCAATAAATGTATATGCTAGAGGAGTAAATCCGTGTGTTAGTGTATCATATGGAAATGCAGGTAATAATGGAGGTCAACGTAGTAGCAGTGTATTTGGAAGTAGTATTACTGGTGGTTTACAAGCAAAATTACCATATTCAATTATGAAAGACGGAGCTTTCAGACCTCCTGTTCAAACACAAGATCAATTGTTACCATTATCACGTCTTCCTAGGGTTAATACAGAATCATTTACACAGCCAGGGTTTGTAGATTATAGCAAAAAAATAGAATGTTCTAGCGGAGATTATAGACAAATTAAAAAAGATACTTTAAAAGCATGTATTAGACCTACAGCTACATATAAAATTAGTCAACAAGCAATAGAACCTTTTGAAATAAAATATGTAATTAAAAATCCAGTTAAATTTGATAGCATGGCTGGATTTAGTGGTACAAGAACACGAGATTTAACTACACAAGATGTTAAAAAACCAACTCGTGAGTTACATGATAATATTTTGAATCCTGATGCTTATTCAAACAAATCAGGAAAAACTATGATTAATTCTGAACTTGGTATGAATACAGATCGTTATATACAAAATGTATTATATAGTGACGTTCAAGTAAATCCATCTGGACAAACTATGATTGATGGTGAATTTGATATGAATACTGATCGTTATATACAAAATGTATTATATAGTGACGTTCAAGTAAATCCATCTGGACAAACTATGATTGATGGTGAATTTGATATGAATACAGATCGTTATATTCAAAATGTATTACATACTGATGTTCAAAGTAATAGATCAAAGTCTATTCACTTTACACCAATTGATGATGTTATAAATGTAAATACTCATACAAAAAATATAAATAATATTTCTTATACAGCACCTAAAACTGGTAATACAAAAGATGTATACATACACGAAGATATTGAACTACAAAGAAGTTCTTTGTTAACATCGGCAGACTCTCATAAAACACAAAATATACATGTTAGACCTGAAGTTCAATACCAACAAGAACTGCAAAGAAATATACCTATTACTCAAATAGTAGCAAATCAAGGTAGTAATAATATGAAAAGCTATACCGATCTTAATAGCAGAGATTATAAATTAAATTACACTGTAAAAGCTGGGTCATTTGAAGGTAAAGCCCAGATGCCTTTACAAAATAGAATAACACAATATAAACAACAATACGAAACTGAAAAATCTGTAAGAGACAAAAAGATAATGGAAATGAGACAATCTAGATATTAAAATAATTGATTAAATCAATTATTTTTACAGTTTAAAACTTATATATTTATAATAAATGGAAAATAGTTTTCAGGACATACCAGTTATATATCAACCAAAAGAACTAAAAGTAAACTTATACAGACACCAACTTGCAAGTATTTATCAAATGGAAAAAAGAGAATTTGATAAGCAAATAATAGAAAATAACGTTATAATTGATACAAATATAGGAGTAAATGCAGATTCTACAGGATATGGAAAAACGTTAAGTATGGTTACATTAGTATATCGAGATAAAATGAAATGGGATATGAAAATACCTTTTTCACAAACTGTTATTACTACATTTGCATCAGGTAGAATAAAAAAAACTGTTAAAGAAGATTATAATAAATTAGATGTTACATTGGTTTTAGCAAGTCATTCTATTATATCTCAATGGTATGAAGAATTCAAAAAAACTTCTGTTTCCGTAAAAATGATTACAACTAAAAAAGAAATAGATACTACTAATATTAATAATTATGATGCAATATTAGTCACACCAACAATGTATAATATATTAGTATCTAAATACGCTAAATTAGCTTGGAAACGTTTTATATTTGATGAGCCTGGTCATATAAAAGTTACTGCAATGAAAAAAATAGTAGCAGGATTTAATTGGTTAGTTACTGCTACCCCCGATTCTATTATATCCAAACATAGAAGTTGCCGTAATAGTTTTATGTATGATCTTATAGGAAACTATTGTTGCTCATTTTCTGACGTTTTTAGTTATTTATTAGTAAAAAATAATGATGAATTTATCAAACAATCATTTTCAATGCCTCCTACACATAATTTTTATTATAAATGTTACAATCCTATGTATAATACAGTAAAAGGATTCGTTACTAGTAAAATAACACATATGATATCAGCTGGAAATATAGCAGGAGCTATTATATCATTAGGAGGTGGAACAACTAAAAATATAGCTGAATTGGTAAAACAAAAAAAATTATCTGAAATAGAAGAATTTAATTCACAAATAAAAATATTAACTATTCGTAACAAAATAAATAAAGTAGATCTCTTACAAAAAAAAGTTGATGTTTTAAATTCTCAGATAAAAGAACTGGATAATAGATATACACAAATGTTAGCAGGTGACTGTAACATTTGTTTAGAACCTATTTCTAATCCTATTATGGAAAGTAACTGTCAAAATATATTTTGCGGAATTTGTTTATTAAAATGGTTAGAAAACAAAACAACATGTCCGCTTTGCAGAGAACACATACACTCTGATCAGCTAATTTATATAGGTGAATGCAAAGTAAATAATGTTCCACACACGGGGGTAAAACAATTAGAAACAAAAATAAACACTATCGTTAATTTATTAAAAAGTAAAGAAGGAAAATTTATTATTTTTTCAGAATGGGATCAAACATTTATTCCAATTAGAAATGTTTTACTTACAAATAATATAGAGTTTATTGAATTAAAAGGAGGAGTTAAAGAACGACAAACCAATTTAGAAAATTTTAAAACTGGAAAAATAAAAGTTATATTTTTAAATTCTCAGTATAATGGATGTGGTATAAATATTCAAGAAGCAACTGATATAATTGTATATCATGAAATGAATACATCAACTTTAAATCAAATAATAGGAAGAGCTAATAGAATAGGTAGAACAGAACCATTATCTGTTCATCATCTTCAAAATTAAGCCACTGGCAAACAATTAATTAGTGTAAATATATATTTACACTACTTACAATTAATAATATAAATGATATAATTAAAACAATAACTGACATTATTGTTCCTTTTTTTATATAATCATCAGACATATGAGTCTTATATTGAGGAGATAAATCCTTTAATCGTTTAAAAATACTGACAGTCCACGATGAAACTATAATAAGCATACAAGAAATAATTAATAGTAATATTGACTCTATCCTCATTTATCTTCTTTTATGTTTTTTAATTTTTTTATATAATATCATTAATATAACTATTGCAACACATATTGCTAATACTAACATCCATATATAATTAGTATTCAAAGAACTTTTTTGTGATTTAAGATTAGAGTTTGAAGAGTCAATGGAATTTGTATTTTGATCAGGTAAAGGAAGTAAGGTGTTTTCATTAACTACTACATCACCTTCTAGACCAAAAATATCACATTCTCCTAAAAAATCAGGATAACCATACCAATCAGATTCTAATACAATAACATATAAGCCTGTTTTATTAAAAAAATTACTACATTTTGTAATGTCAGAACTTTTATATAAAACTCCGGTAATTTTTTTACCATCATAAATACTATTACTCTTAGACACTCTTATCAGCAATGCATTATTGTTTTTTTTTGCAAATTTTAATAAAGTATCATCTGGTTTTACATAAATAATTGGAGATATGTTTTTATTATATAAAAATGAATCCCATCTATATATTTTGTAACTATTACTCATGTTTATTATATATTAGGTTTTATTTACAAACTATAGAAAACTATACAAATAAATAGTATTATTTACACTTGCAAGCATTTCATCCCTAATATTTAGTAAATCAGTATTTTTATCTTCTAACATACTAGGTAATACAGTTGACAACCAATTTTTAAACGATAATAAAATAGCATTAGCATCATCATCAGATTGATTACTGTATTTAACATTTCCACTTTTTGCAGTTAGTTGAATACGTAAATTTCTAGTTCCTTGTAAAACTTCCATAAATCTATCTATTTGATCTTCAAGAGCATCAAATAACTTGTCAGCTGCTATATGACGAGCGTAAACAGATGTTTGCCAATGATATATCTTTAATTGATCTCTAAAAGACAAAAATATCATTGCAATTTCTCCAATTTGTATAGAATTCATTTAAATTAATATAATATTAAAAAGTTTTATTAATAAATGTTAAAACAAGCAAACGATTTATGTAGTATTTTAAATAAAACTTATAATGCTAACTATTTAAAATACTACCCAGATATCAGACATATTTTTTATGATGCTATGAAATTTTACTATAAATTTCCTTTGAAATTCCCAAAAGCAAACAAGACACTTATGTCTTTGTTATATAATTTGGAAAATCCTTCTAAACAACCAATTGTTGACTATATAACAGGTCCTGGAGAAATTTCTAAATGGGAAAGTACTAAATACAATAAAATAATATATTTGTTTGGTGAAAATGACCACTCTAACACAACAGGATGTATCCAATCTAAAATAAATTTACAAGGAAAAAAACATATGAAAATAGAAAACTATTTAACTGATTTATTTACTCATAGTCCTGTTTTCATAGATTTTTATGTAGAATTTGGTATAATGTTAGATGAATTAGAAAATATATCACCAACATCTGGACAAAGTTTATGGGATATGTTATCACACGTTGAAGGTTGTTTTGGACCTTTAATTAATAGAAAATGCCCATATAATGCACGTATGCATGGAATAGATATTAGACGTATATTAAGCAGTAAATATAAGAGTTCTAGATTGGCAAAGATGTGGAATTCACTTATGATGGAAGATTTATATAGAAATAAGAATCAATCATATATAGATATAAAAGATTTCAAAAAAAAATATAAAGATCAAATTCATATTATGTCTACTGTTAAAAATATATCTGACATAATTAAAATTATTATTGATGATATTGAAAATAACCCAATTATAAATAAAGAATTAAAACGTTCAACTCTATCAAAAAAACAAATTATAGATTTTTTTATATATGAAAATTTATTCAAATTTTTAGAAAACATAAAATTTTCTCCAAATAAATTCGGAGAATGGTTTAAAGCTGTTAAAAGTAAAGAAGTGTGGCCTAATGGATTTGGATTAAAAGATAATGTAGGAGCAAAAAAAAATGCTGAAGGAACAAGAGCTGAATTAAAATTTGTTATTTTAATAATGACAGTAATTAATGCTGTTACAGTTGATGTTTATACAGCAGCAAGAATGTTTAAAGTTTTTAACATAAAAGAAAATGAACATTACCCAAAAGAACCTCACAATATTATTTATTATGCTGGAAATGGACATACTGTACCTATAGGAATTTTTTTACAAAAGTTAGGATTTATTAGAACTGAACACTCGGATAATAAAGTATTATCATGTACATCTATGGAAGGGATAAAACAACCACTATTTAGTTAATTTATATAAATGTTTTTTAATTTAAAGATGTAATCAAATGGTAATAAAAAAATGTCAATACAGGGAAAAGTTACTGAACTCAATTCATTAAAAAATGAACTAAAATCTCTTAGTCAAAAATGCAGTGATCTACGAAAACGTGCTAAAGTTATAGAACAAGAAATTGATGACTATTTAGAACAAAAAGACCAACCTGGTCTTAAATATAACGGTATAGCTATAATTAGAGAAACTAAAACAAAAAGACCTATAAAGAAAAAAACGGATGTTAGAGAAGCTGCCATCAATATTCTAGAAAATGCAGGTGTTAATAATCCTGAAAAAATATTTGAAGAATTAACAGAAGCACGACTAGGCTCTCCTAAAGAACATCGAAAATTAAAAATTAACAAAATAAAACCTGAAAAATAAAATATTACATTTATACATCGTTTTAAATAAAATCGATTTTATAATAACTACAATATTATAAAATAAATGACTTCAACATCTCATTTACAAACTCAACCAGAGTCTTATTCTTCTATAGAAGAATGTAAAAAATTTAAAAAAAATATTCCTTCTAATCCAAGATATAAAAATTTTAAACAAACTCATTTTACAGCTGGAGACATTGACCAGTTTGAAGAATATAGAGATATGACAAACGGTCAATTATCTATTCCAGAAATAAACTTAGACTCTAATAAATTTAAAAATACAGATTTATCTTATACTATTAATTGGAATAAATATAAAAATTTAAATGCTACATCAGTTGATAACACTTTCAATTATATGTTTCATAAATTTAAAAAAGGAGTTTTTGTTAAAATTAAAAATAACGAACTTGCAGTTTTCCTTCCATTTAGTAAAAATAATTTTACTAATGAATGGGCTGATAAAATTAAAATTGATCCTATATATGGAGACATTTATAAATTTGAAGAATATATAAATAAACTCAGTGGCAAACATTTTAAACCAAGCATTAATAGATTTACAGATTCTTGGTACTCAAATAACTGTCTCGTAAGATACGAATTTCCAATACATGAAGGAGATACAAATGTATCCAATATGAGTGATATGCTTAAACAATTATGTTCAAATAGAACACTTCCAGATATAGAGTTTTTTGTTAACAGAAGAGATTTTCCAGTTATTAAACGAGATGATACTGAAGCTTATGATCATTTATTTGGAGATAATCAACCTCTTATTTCTCACAAATACGATCAATATTCTCCAATATTATCAATGGTAACTACAAAAGACCACTCAGACGTTCCAATGCCAACAGGTGATGACTGGTCAAGAATAGCAAGTAAAGAAAGTAAATATTTTACACATAGCTGTAACGCATTCCCCCAAATAGAAGATTTTAAAGTAGAATGGGAAAACAAAAAACCAACAGCTGTATTTAGAGGTGCAAGCACTGGATGTGGTGTAACTATTGATACAAATATTAGATTAAAATTATCATATATTTCTGCTAATACTCCTCCAGATAAAGACGGTTTATTGTTAGATGCAGGTATTTCTAAATGGCAACTTCGCCCTAGAAAATTAAAAACAGAAAAATATTTACAAACTATTAATGTTCCCGAAATGAACAAAAAAGGTATAAAATTAGCATCTTTTTTAACTCCTATTCAACAATCTGAATATAAATATTTAGTTAATGTAGACGGTCATGTATCAGCTTTTAGATTATCCCTTGAAATGAGCATGGGTTGTTGTATATTATTAGCAGAGTCAAAATATAAATTATGGTTTACAGATATGATAAAACCAATGATTCATTATGTTCCAATTAAATCTGACTTATCTGATTTAATAGACCAAATTAAATGGTGTAGATCTCACGATTCTGAATGTAAAAAAATAGCTAATAATTCTAGAAAATTTTATTTACGATATCTACAAAAAGACGGAGTATTAGATTATTTACAAAAACTTATCATTGATTTAAAAAATCAATCTGGTCTTTATTTATATAACACTGAAACACCTCTTCAAACTCTAATCTCAATAGAAAATAATTTACATCTTGATTACCCACCTACACACAAAACTATTAAAGATATAGGAAGTATTCCAAAACAAGCTAGATCATTCGGTGTCCTAAAAGGGCTTCAATGGATAGTAAATATGATTAATAAAACATCATCATTTGAAAAAGTTGCAACAAAAAATTCTGAATCTCCTATATTTGCAAATAAAAATAGTATAGTATCAAAATATACGCTAGCTGATTTTATGTTTGTTGTTAAATCTACTAATGATCGTTTTAAAAAAATGGAAAACATTCACGAAGCATACATAGGAACTAACGGAATAAACGACATTATAAAATATATACCCAATTTTGCATACGTATTTGGAAAATACGACGGTGATAATACATCTAATGTTATTATGGAACATATTAACGGAAAAACATTAGACAAATGGATAGAAAGTGATAAATTTAATATGACAGATTTTATTTTTATTTGCATACAATTAGCTCTTGCTTTAGAAGTTGCTCAACGTCAATGTGCTTTTGTTCACTGGGATTTAACTCCTTGGAATATTATTATTCAAGAGTTACCATCAAAAATAAGTTTTGATTATGTAATAGATTCTAACAATGTTTATAGAGTTCATACAAATATTATTCCTGTAATCATAGATTATGGAAAATCACACATAATTTATAAAAATAAACATCACGGTTTTATTAATATGTTTAAAGTAAGTACCATTCAAGATATTATTAGTTTATTATTAACATCATTAAATTCTATTACACAGTTAAAAAATATAACTACAAATGATGTTAAGGATGTTATTACTCTAGCAAATTTTCTATCTAACACAGGATACAGAAAAAAACCTTTTAGACAAACAGGAGCAAAAGGCGTATCTGATGTTCAATATTTTGTAATAAGAGCTAAAAAATATACAGAAATGATATCAAGTAATAAACATGAATTAGAAAATAAAACTCCTTTAGATTTTATTAAGTATATTAGTAAAAATTTTAAGCATACATTTGCATATGAAAAGATTGATTATCCAGAATTTAGAATTAATAAAGGAAATCCTACGCAAGTATTTAACTATATACTATCTTCTAATAAAGATGAAAAAGTTAAATCATTTACTGATGTATTTGATAAATATATAAAATGTAAATTTAATCTTCCTGATAATTTATTTTTTTCATATTATGCTATTCAAACGTTAGAATATAATATGTCATCTATGTATGGACTAATGGAAAAGTATATTAAACTTGTAAATGATCCAACTGTAATTAAATACAAAAAAATAATAGAAAACATAAATGACAATTTTAAAAAACAAATTCAAACACAGTCACACGAAAAAATAGACTATTACATAGGTGATAAATTTAAAAAACTTAATACACCTAATTACGACCAACAAACATTTTTAACCCCAGATATTATTTTAAATATACTTAATTCACGTGATCATATTTATAACAAAGAAGACTGTGATGTGGCTGATTATAAAAATATGATTGAACTTGTTTTTTTAAACAAAGGAATATTTAAATTATCTGACAAAGATAAAGAATACTATAAAAATAATTTTAATGAATTATTAAATACTAACAGTGTAAATCTTAAAACAAACATTGCTAATATACTTACATTAAGTTCAATGTCTAAACTTATATATTCTAAAGATGTGAATTATTTAGAAAAATCAAACACAACTTTTTTATCTAAATATTTATCTACTTATAAAAAAATTAATATTTTGGAATAAATTTTAATATTTACAGATATTAAAAAAATGTCATTTAGAATGACTTCAGGTGGAACATCTGGTGCAATGGTACCTGGAACTATAAATAAACCACAAAGTGGTTCGTCTGTAAAATCTTCACTACCACTTGCTACAGCTGAATCTAGTTATTTATACTATACAAATAATAAGTGGGAAGTTGGTGATGAACGTGTAAGAATTGGTGAAAATTCTGGTTATACTGGACAAGGATCAAATTCAGTAGCAATTGGTAAAAACACTGGACAAAGTAATCAAGGATTAAATGCAGTTGCAATTGGTTCATATGCTGGACAATCTAATCAGGGAACAAACGCGGTTGCAATTGGTAATAAAGCTGGACAATCTAATCAAGGATTAAATACTATTTGTATAAATGCAACCGGACAAGATTTATTTACAAAAGATACTAACGGAGTTGGAGTAACTGGTGGTTTTTTTGTAAAACCTATTCGCAATGTTGAATCATCTACTATGTTAATGTATAACACAAACACTTCAGAAATCACATATCTTCCAACTGCTAACTATGTTTATAATGAAACAAAGTTGGCTCCAAGAGGTGCATCTGATACTTGGGTTGCTTCTACTGAAGTAGTAGGAGGAACTATTACTCCCTTAAATAATAAAATTTTTACTAATAGTAATACTTTAGCTTATTCTACTGACGGTGGAATCAGTTTTACACCATGCTCTATTATAATCCCTATTGGTTCATCCGTTTTTCAACCGGCTTATAATCCCGTTACTGGTGTATATATTGTATTAACAGCTCAAGGAAAAACTATTAGATGTTTTATGAGTTTTGATGGCATTAATTGGACTTTACTTTCAAAATTTCAAAGTAATATATTAGAAACTGGAGGTAAAACTACTTATTTTAATGGTTATTTTATATCTGTTTGTTTGACTGGTGTTATCGTTAGTTTAACAGGTGAACTTTGGCTTCCTATTAATTTTTCTGGTATTCCGAATTCTTTTGCAAGTGGATACGATGAAAATAATACTCCTATTTTAGTTACTCAAGGTGTAAATACTTATTATACATATGATTCATTAACTTGGACATTATCTGGAACTAACTCTGGAAAAGCTTGTGTATATTCTTATGAAAGACAGGAATTTATTATTCAATCAACTACCGGCTCCTTTTATAAATCTACTACTGGTAGAAAATGGGATATCATTTCAACTTCTTCTTATGGAGAATTAAATGCTCTTATATGGGTAGGAAATGACAGTAATAATATTCCAATTAATCAATATTATTTTCCTACAATTGACGCTAACTCAAATTTTACTCTAACTTATTCTCCTACCTGTTCAACTGGTACTTTTGGAAGTATTTTTATGAATGGTGCTAAATTTAATGGGACTGATGGTCTTTATAGCGTTCAATATATACCACAATATGATAGATTTTTATACAATATTAATGCTCTTCCCTTCTTATACTATGCAGATAAAACTAATCAAACTGCTACGCAAAAAATTGTTTTGAGTGAAATTATAGTCCCTGAAAAATTAACAATTACTGGACAAACTACTCTACTTTCTGACAATAACCTAAAAATTACTATCAATGGTTTAAATTATACTATTGCTTTAACTCCTGTAGTTTAATTTAATATTAGATATTTTTACTTTCAAAAAATTTTAATATTTACAAATATTAAAATGTCATTTAAAATGACTTCATTTGGAACACCAGGTGCAATGGCACCTGGTACTATAAATAAAGCACAATTTGCTTCGTTTGTAAAATCTTCATTACCGCCTGCAACAGTTGAATCTAGTTATTTATACTATACAAATAATAAGTGGGAAGTTGGTGATGATAAAGTAAGAATTGGTGAAAATTCTGGTTATACTGGTCAAGCTGTACATTCAGTAGCAATTGGTTCATATGCTGGATATAGTGATCAACAAACTAATTCAGTAGCAATTGGTAACGGAGCTGGACAATATAATCAACAACAATCTTCAGTAGCAATTGGTTCTCAAGCTGGTTTTACTGGTCAACAGTCAAATTCAGTAGCAATTGGTTCTCAAGCTGGTTTTACTGGTCAATATTTTGGGTCAGTAGCAATTGGCAGAGCTGGACAATATAATCAACGTGAATATTCAGTAGCAATTGGTGATTTTGCTGGAAAAACTAATCAACAACAATCTTCAGTAGCAATTGGTTCAGGTGCTGGATACAGTAATCAACAACAATCTTCAGTAGCAATTGGTGATTTTGCTGGATTCAGTAATCAACAGTCAAATTCAGTAGCAATTGGTTCAAGTGCTGGACTATCAAGGCAAGGAACAAATGCAGTTGCTATTGGTCCATATGCTGGATATAATGGTGTTGGAAATACTGGTCAAGGAGCAAATTCAGTAGCAATTGGTCCATCTGCTGGATGTAATAGACAAGGAGACTCTTCAGTAGCAATTGGTGAAATGGCTGGACAAACTAAACAAGGAACAAATTCAGTTGCAATTGGTGATATGGCTGCACAATATAATCAATGTAATTGTGCAGTAGCGATTGGTTCTCAAGCTGGTTACACTGGACAAGGAGAATCTTCAGTTGCAATTGGTGATATGGCTGGACAAACTAAACAAGGATCTAATTCAGTAGCAATTGGTAAATATGCTGGTTACATTGGTCAATGTAATTTTACAGTAGCAATTGGTTCTCAAGCTGGTTTCACTGGTCAAGGAGAAAATTCAGTAGCAATTGGTAATGCAGCTGGACAAACTAAACAAGGATCTAATTCAGTAGCAATTGGTAAATATGCTGGTTACATTGGTCAATGTAATTTTACAGTAGCAATTGGTTCTCAAGCTGGTTTCACTGGTCAAGGAGAAAATTCAGTAGCAATTGGTAATGCAGCTGGACAATATAATCAAGGATCAAATGCCGTAGCAATTGGTACATATGCTGGTTTAATTGGTGTTGGTTACGGTGGAAATACTGGTCAAGGAGAAAATTCAGTAGCAATCGGTGTACATGCTGGACGAAATGACCAAAGATCAAATTCAGTAGCAATTGGTAATGGAGCTGGAGACAATTATCAACGAACAAATTCAGTAGCGATTGGTTTAAATGCTGGTTTCACTTGTCAAGGAGAAAATTCAGTTGCAATTGGTTCATATGCTGGACACAGTAATCAAGGATCTAATACTATTTGTATAAATGCAACTCTTAACCCTTTAAACACACTTGATATTAACGGAGGAGTAGTAACTGGTGGTTTTTTTGTAAAACCTATTCGGGAACACGGCGGCAATATACCTGAATCTAACGCTGTATTAACGTATAACCCATCATATAATGAAATCAAATATCAACGTACATTACTTCCAACTATTATCAAATTATCAGCATCAGTAAATTTACAAAGTGTTGCAGTTCCATATAATAAATCAATAGTTAATATAATACTAGCCGGAGGCGCAGGAGGCGGAGGCGGAGGAGGCGGTAATTCACCCACTTTACCTGGTGGCGGTGGCGGTGGCGGTGGAGGAGGCGGTAATTCACCCACTTTACCTGGTGGCGGTGGCGGTGGCGGTGGCAGTGGTGCTATAACTCTCTTATCAAATGTTTCTGTTCAACCCCTCGATCTTATAATGTTTAATATAGCATACGGTGGATTAGGTGGATTAGGTCCTGTTAGTAGTGGAACACCTGGTTTATCCTCTTTAGTTATTTATTGTTCAGTAACTAAGACTGCTATGGGCGGTATTGGCGGTACGTTTGGTAGTTATAATGGTTTAAGCGCTGGTGATGGTGGTGGTGGTGGCGGTATCGGCGGTGCTGGTGGCGGTGGTGGTGGTAGCGGTGACGGTGGTAGTGGTGGTGGTGGTGGTGGTAGCGGTTATATAGGTGCTGGTTATGCTCCTTTAGTTACCGCTATTGATACTGTTGGTGGAAATGGTGGTTTTAATGGTGGTAATGGTGGTTATTGCGGTGGTACCGGTGGTTATTCTTACGGTGGAGGTGGAGGTGGAGGTGGAGGCGGAGGTGGAGGTGGTAATGGTGGTTATGGAGGAGGCGATCAAGGAGGCGGAATTTTTGCTAAAGGTGGTGACGGTCTTAATGGAAGTAATGGAGGAGGAGGAGGAGGAGGAGGAGGAGGAGGAATGCCATCGAAAGGTGGCAATGGTGATAATGGTTATGCCATTATTGAGTTTATTTAAACATCCGTTAATTTTCTTCTTAAATTTAGTATATCTTACGTACATTTTGGAATCCACTTATGAAATAATATTTTTTTGTTTTTAGAGGACAGAGTATTATATTACTTGATACATATAAACTACTATGTAATCCTCCAAAAAGTAAACATATCACTTTGTAATATATTTCGTATGCAAATGACAAGAAATATGAGTAGGAGAAATAATAACTTAAATAGATTGATTTACCATTAACGCATCTATTTAAGTTATTTCAGTTCTATTAATGGGTTTTTATGTATAATATAACATCACACCAAAAAGAAATTGTAAGAAATAACTATATTATTCATAATGTATTAAAAAAATTTTATTTATCTTTATAAAGTATAAATAAAATGTTCAATTCTAAAACTTTTATAACTTTAATTGGATTGGCAGTTGTATTATTTGCACTTTCTAGTCAATCTATTAGTAATGCTATAAGCGAGCCTTTTCTTAATTTTCCTAGAACGGCCTTATCAAGCCCTGAGCAAATTACAAGGTCAAGATGTGGTAAAAAAATTACTTCAACTTCAAAACCCATTAATTATGTTGCCGGAATGAACAGATTTGTTTCAAAACCATCATATCAAGCTGTAATAGCTCCTAGAATAATGCCTGGTAGTTATGGCGCAAATATAAACTATAATCTACCATCACAAAATAATCTAGCAGTAGATAAACAAAATCCTTTAGCATTTAGTAATATGGCTAAATGTAATTATACAAAAGAAAATTTTCAAAATAATAACTCTGGGAATAACTCTGGGAATAACTCTGGTAATAACTCTGGTAATAACTCTTGGAATAACTCTGGGAATAACTCTGGAAAAAAAACAAATTACGATGAAGCAATAGGAGATGTTTATAAAAATGATCAATTTGAAGACTTATCACCTAATGGTATTATCGGAGGTACTGATATGACAAATATTAATGCACTTGGCGAAGAACAACAGACATATAATTATGATCGTCTTATTTTCTCTACCTCTAAAAGTCGTCTTTCAGCTCTAGGCGACCCTATCAGAGGTGATTTACCAATTATTCCAAATGCTTGCGGATGGTTTAGTCCTTCTGTAAATCCAGCTCGTGATTTGGCAACAGGAGCAATTAATGTCATTGCTGGTAACGATAATGAAACAGCTAATAAACTTGCTCAATTACGTCAAGTCGCAACTGATTTTGCTGCAACTCCTTCCGCAGGTGTTGCTCAATCGTATAAGATGATTTCTCAAGCTGCTGCTCAAAATGTTAATAAAATGTATAATGTATCACAATCACAACAGGGGGCTACTGTAGATGTAAGTAATCAATATCAATTACCATCTCCTATGCGACAAGCAACCGCATTTGCATAAATGTTTATAAACAATTTAAATTTATAATTAAAAATTTAAATTTATTTAGTAGATGTTCCTAAATCAGCTGATTGTGTTACGTTACAACCCAATAGTCTTAAAGCATTATATACATCATCTGCCATAAGGGTTTTTGTTTGATGTTCAGAATTAACTACAAGAGCTACACTAATTACTTTATCTAATCTATCGTATATATCTTGACGAATAGAATTAAAACAGTCATCTGAAATACTTTTTACACCAGCTTGACGAGCTAAACGGGTAATTGATGGTTTAGTTATGTCTTCCATTTATAACAATAATTTATTGTTTTTAAGTATAAATTTAATTGTATTTAAAGTTTGAATTGTCAATAAACAAAATGGAAGAAAATACTAAGGAAAAATCAAATACGATTGAAAAATCAAATACTAAGGAAAAATCAAATACCATTGAAAAATCAAATACGATTGAAAAATCAAATACTAAAAAGAAAAAAAATCATTTTTTTGAACTATACATATGTAAATTATTAAAACAAATTTCGAATAAAAATGGAATAAATTCAAATGCAAAACAACAACTAAATAGTGCTATATGCATTATAGCATCTTATATTTCTAATGTTATATTTAAACTTACAGAAATAGCAAAGAAAAAAACTATATCTATTAAAGAAGTTGTAAATGCTGTTAAAGTTATTTTTTCAGGTAATTTAGCAGATAATTCTATACAAGAAGGATATAAGTCTATTGAAAACTTTACAAATAAAAAGTTGTCTAAAGGAAGTAGTCGTCAAGGAAAAGCTGGTATTATATTTCCACCTTCTATTGTTGAAAAATTTTTAAGAAATTTTGGTTATTCTAAAGTTATGATAACTAGTTCATCACCTGTGTTTTTAGCAACTATTTTAGAACATTTTGTATCTGAATTATTAATTTCAGCTATAAAATTTGCAAATACTAATAAGAGAATTCGGATAACAATTAGAGATCTAGAACTAAGTGTTAGAAATAATAAAGAATTATCTGAAGTTTTTAATAAAATTAACATTTCTTTTATAGGAGGTGGTGTTATACCATACATACATTCATCTCTTATAGCAACAAAACAACGTAAAAAGAAAGTTTTGGAAACTACTAAAAAAACACGTAGATTCAGATATGGAACTGTAGCTATTAGAGATATTAAAAAATTACAAAAAACTAGTGATTGTTTAACATTTGCTAAATTTCCTTTTGAAAGATTAGTAAGAAATATTGTTAATAAAACTAATGATGGTATGAAAATTTCTAAAGATGTTTTTATTATTTTGCAATATCATATTGAACAATATATGATTGAATTTCTTAAAAATTCAAATCTAGCTGCAATTCATGCAGGTAGAGTTAAATTAATGCCTAGTGACTTACAATTTATTCGAACTATTAATGGAATATCAAATACAAAAGAAGAGAATGTGTAAAAGTTGATTTAAAAGAACGGTAAATTTAAGTAAGTTAAAATGTCAAAACACGAAAATGATCAAACATTGGTTAACAATTCCTCTTTAAAAGAGGGAGAAAAAAAATATGTCGTATTAATGGAAACTAGTGGAGAAGAATGTGAAAGTTGGTATTATTGTATTTTATACAATGGCAATGAAAAAAATTTAGAACATCTTCAACAACAGCTTGAATCAGTAGATTGGTATATAATGGAAGATTTAAGTACATTTGATTTAGACATGGAACATTTTATTTGTGAAAAAACAGCTAAACAGCTAACTAAACTTGAATTAAATCATCATTCTTTTCATAGAAAATTTGATGGCGTGTTGAATAAAATTGACTTGAATTTAAAAACTAAAGATAAAAATGAGAAAAAAATGGGAAAAGTTTTTGATAAACTTGGTTATGGTCAAATAGAAGATTATATTGATGGAGAAGATATTGACGCAGAAGATTTAACAGATAATCATTCTTCTGATGACGATAAAAGCGATAAAAGTGATACAAGCGATCAAAGTAATAAAAGCGATCAAAGCGATCAAAGTAATAAAAGTAATAAAAGCGATAAACAAAGCGATAAACAAAGCGATAAACAAAGCGATAAACAAAAAAATAAACAAAGCGATAAACAAAAAAATAAACAAAGCGATAAACAAAGCGATAAACAAAGCGATAAACAAAGCGATAAACAAAGCGATAAACAAAGCGATAAACAAAGCGATAAACAAAGCGATAAACAAAGCGATAAACAAAAAAATAAACAAAAAAATAAACAAAATGATATAAGATCATCTAAATTAGATGAGAACAGTATACCTTCTATGTTGATGTCAAAAAATCTATCTAAGTTTTCTAAAAAAACTAGTTAATTGATATTTTAATAATAAATTAACTAGTTTTTGTCAAGTAAGTATATAGAACACAATGTGTTACATATTTCAATATAATTTATATTGAAATTTTTCTCAATTTTATAACTATAAATACATATAACAATGTATTATCCCAAAATTTCTGAATATTTTATTAGAACATTAAAAATCAAGGCAGTATACTTATAGTACGATTTTTGTATGTTTGGAACCCTACCTTTATGGCTACCCCATTATGTAGTGTTTTTTTATTATCAATAAAATATTAGGTGAATTTAACAAGTCGGTAAAAACTTACGGCATCCATATTATTATTTAATTTGTAAAACCACACAATTGATGTAGGGATTTTTAAAACTCTTAGTTTGATCAGTTCCTACCCAAACACTAACAAACTTTGTACCGGTTAAACCGGTAACAGTCGCAAATCCAATAATGTTTACTGCTTCATTGTTAGTTATATCGCCGTGACTTCCCGCGATATATTTATCAGTAGACGACCCGACTAAATTTGTTCCAGTAAAACCATCGGCTAAATTTGTACTTGACGAAAAAGGCGCATTTATGTTAGGAGCTATAGCTAACGTACTAGTTATGAAATGTGAGCTATTCACCGGAGTGTCTAGTACTATATTATAGTGAATTAGATATTGATTACTTAATTCCGTAGTAAATGACGGTGATTCATATACACGAGTGGCAGTTGCACCTGAAAATCCCGTGTTACCTAACTTACTATATGGACCAGTATTTCCGGTTATATAACTTATACTGAGTCCTTTAGCTCCTGTAGGTCCTGTAGCTCCTGTACTACCTGTAGCTCCTGTAGGTCCTGTAGCTCCTGTAGGTCCTGTAGGTCCTGTATTTCCTGTATTTCCTGTATTTCCTGTAGGTCCTGTATTTCCTGTATTTCCTGTAGGTCCAGTGTATCCTGTAGGTCCAGTAGCTCCTGTACTACCTGTAGACCCTGTAGGTCCAGTGTATCCTGTAGGTCCTGTAGCTCCTGTACTACCTGTAGACCCAGTGTTTCCTGTACTACCTGTAGACCCAGTGTTTCCTGTACTACCTGTAGACCCAGTGTTTCCTGTACTACCTGTAGACCCAGTGTTTCCTGTTCTACCTGTAGCTCCTGTATTTCCTGTAGCTCCTGTATTTCCTGTACGACCAGTAGCTCCTGTAGACCCAGTGTTTCCTGTATTTCCCGTAGCTCCTGTAGGTCCAGTGTTTCCTGTAGGACCGGGTCTTTTAATGAGCGAATAAATAGGTCCAGTTTGCCCGGGTGAAAATGCGTTATTCTGTTGAGCAGTTAAATCATATGCGTCATCTTCAGGGGCGCCGATTGGTGCGACGTGCCATCCACCTACGGCACCAAGTATTGCTTGTACGGGTCCGACATTAATGAATGATACGGATAAACCCGTATCAAAATACGCTATTGCACTATTATCAATACCCAGTTGAGCTGTGCCTGCAACACCATTGATATTAATCGTTCCAGGTCCAACGTTTAGCGAGTTCCACCAAAACTCCGCATTTCCTAGTGCATATTGATCATTAGTTCCGGGTAACAAATCACCATAAAGTTTCACTACATTTAAACTTTTATAAAAATGGCTACCAGAAGCAGTTCTTTTTGAATTTTTATATAGTGTTAAATGTTGATCGTCTATAATATCCTTAATGATGCCAATACTTTTATATTCATTTGCACCACCAGCTAGGATTAAATCTTGTCCGATGGCTAATTCTGTTAAAAACAATGTGTAAATATTCCCCATTATACCTGTGTTACCTGTATCACAATATAATAACCCTGTACCCGTCATACCTGCTGTATTATTTTTTGTATAAGTAAAAGCCGTATCACCCAAGAAACCGCCTACCCCGTCACTATATTGAACTAGTCCAGTAGGACCAAATGAAGTTGCACCACCTGATATACCTTGATCGCCTTTAGGTCCTATCAAACCAGTTGCTCCAGTAGATCCAGTATAACCAACTCCTCCGGTCCCATTTTTTAAACAACACATAGATAAACCTGAATCAAATTGATTTTTTGTAGTAAATGATTTAATAGAAAAACTACTCATTTATAATAAGTTATATTTATAACTATTTTAGGATTTAATTACAATGCTAATATTTCTGTTTACTATGGTTATTTAACACACTGAAAAAACTATTTTATATAAAATAGTTTTTTAAATAGTATAGTTTAATATAAATGAGTCATATTAATTTAAATCAAATAATACCTTACTGTATCTATCATTATATTGATATGAATACAAATACATATCATGGTTATATAGGAGAACCATCTATAGTTAACAAAAATGGTAATATAATATATAAATGTTTAAACAATACTAACGGAAATGGGTATGATAATAGATGGATATTATATGGATCATTTTTTGCAGTATCACCTATGGTAAGACCTATTCCAAGAGGATTAAAATTAATAAATGCTAATAAAGCAGGAAAATATCCATATAACACAGAATCTGTAAAATATTCATATGATGCATTTAATGTTGAACCAAATTCTGTTAGTTTTTTAACTTGGACTAAACCAGTGCAAGGAACAGTTCCTTTATATATACATATTACACCAAGCGGAGGAGTTTATCCAAGTTTTGATAAAAATCCTCCTCAAACAGAAGGATGGACTAAAGATATTATTTCTCCTATTTATGTTTTAGTAGATCCAAATAACTATGTAGGAGAATCAGCTAATTTATTTCAATATGAAAGAGATAAAAATAACATAATTCAATTTAAATTTAAACAAAATCAAGGAAGATGCATACCAGATCCAACAGGAATATCTATAAATCAATGTTTTTTATTAACAGATGAAATGGATGAATTACTTTCAGATGTTCAACCTAAAAGTTTATTACAAATGGTAAAAAAAGAACAAAAAAAACAAAGTATTGAAAGTTTTTTTAAAAATTTATCTCCTATAATAATATCTATAACTATACTATTTTTTGTTTTATCATTAATAATCTGTATTGTTATTTTATTAAACAGCAAGAGTTAGCTATAATTTACCTTCTATTTTGAGTTTAGTAATAAGATAGTTTTCTATATTACTAATATCTATTGTATTAGGTACTTCTATTAAAGTAATTTTATTATCTTTACACATTCGTCTTTTCATATCATCTCTATATTTTTGATTTAAAAATGCTTCTTTATTTTTATGAAAATAAGGTACATATTTATAATGTTGAATTCCATTGTATTCAACTGCTAAACTCAAGTTATGATCATAACAATCTAATTCTAAATTAAAATTTCCACCAGTTACCGGATTTCTTAAAAAATCAGGACGGCATTTATTAAATGGTTTATTAAATAATTTTTTCAATACACGCCTACATTCAATCTCTCCTTTACTTTCTTTTGGAGGACCATTTTTACGTATTTGTCCGATGCTTTTATCATTATACATATAAGATGCTGACCATGTTCCTTTTTTACCTAGTCTAAATAAAGACATAAATAATATAAGAACAATACTAAATATAAATAATATAAGAAATCCATGACAGTTCCATATTTTTTTACATTTGTCAAACGTATTAAACTTATCAAACATTTATATTTTATAAATGTTTGAAAAAAAAATTACAACCTATTAAAATCTTTTTTATTTTGTATTATTTGTATCAATTTTTCCTCTACAAATAGGACATTCAGACTTATACATAACCCATTCATCTATGCATTCAGTATGTAAAACATGACTACAGGTTAAAAATGTTACATTCTCATCAATTTCAAATTCAGATGTACATATTGCACATTTTTCTTGTACTAAATTAGTAGTAGCTTTTTTACTTTTAATATTCAACTTAATATTAGGTTTTTTTTCTTGTGTTTTATAATGATTTAAACTTTCTTCCATTGCTATACGCATAATACGATCTTCCATTCTACGGTCATGCTCTTCATACATAAAAATTCCCATATAATTTCTATTTTCTTCATAGTGTTCATAGTGTTCATATTCATTGTTCTCTTCGTCGTTCTCTTCATTGTTCTCTTCAATATTTCTTTCTTCTTCATGCACTTCTAAAATTCTGTCATACATATTTTCTAAATACGAATCAATTGTATTATCAATAATTCTATTCATATTATTAAATAATCTAACTTCATTATTTATAGAATTGTTTTCAATTTCATTGCCATTATACCTGTAGATATTTAATATTAAATCCAAAGGATTATTATGCGACATTTATTTAATTATAATATAATTAAATAATTAAATCAATTTAACGATTAAAACATTGGATTATGATTCCATCCTCATGGTATACCTTTATTTTCATAAAGGGTTAGACTGTATCTTAAGCTAACTCGTGTTGATTAGACACTCATTGTTAACCGATGCCCGTGCGGTCGTTGAGGGAATACCGTGTCCTATCTAATTGGATCTTGTCCTATCTAATCGGATTTAGGTATTTTACCCGCGGATTACCCAATCTTTGACGTTATTACGATGCCCGAGGTCATTACCCTGGGTTATACATTTTTTTTCAAAAATGAGGTCGTAGTCAAAGCTTAAGGGAGTTCCCGTCATTGTAAGACATCTTGCCATATAACATAACATAGTTATATGACTAGGTGGTAACACTGTTTATCCTCATTAAAAAGAGGCAGCCACCTGTTAGAACCAGAATGTTTAGTTCTTCAAAACAACTTTTTGCAACATCATCGTGAAATGATTTTCTATCTATAGTTTTTAACATTGTAAAATCTTCTTTTTTACATATATGTTTATATCTTATTAACAACTGATATAATACATATTGTGTATTTATAAAATTCTTTCTATCAAACCCCGCTTTGTTTTTGAATTTTTTATCATATAAATCTGCTAATATATCAAAATCATTTAATAAACTATCCTGTAAGTGTGAAATATCATCTGGTTTTTTACAAGTCAGTTGATAATGAATTAAATTAACATTTTCATAATGTTTAGTGTATTCCAATTCTTTAAGAAAAATATGTATATGTTCTTTTGTTATATTTTTAAAACGAACTTCCTTTTCAGTATTCTCGTCTCCAACTAATAAATGATGTTTTTGTAATTGATCTATTAATTTAATATACACTTGAGGATCAATACTACTATTTTGTTTTCCTTGATATTGATTTATACAATCACGAAAGTGAATTTTACGATCATATGTATATTTAGCAGAAATATTAATACGATCAGTATCTTTGTAATTAGAAGTATGTAAGAAAATTTCTTGCTGTGATCCACATACTAAACAAATGTATATACTTTCATCTAATATATCAAAATTTTTTTTATTTACACAATTGTTACAAATAATATTTGAATCTTTTGTTGGAATTTCTATATTTACATCTGAATATTTTTGAGCTATATATAAATATTTAGATATAACATCATTTTTTTCTTTGTTGTCTATATTTGAACGCCCTATAAATGTTAATTTTACAGGTGTTTGCAAAATTTGTTTATATTTTTCTAACAAATGAGTTGTATCTGCTAAATAAAAATTTATATTATTTATATTTTTAATTTTTTCTAACAAATGAGCTATATTTTTTTCTATAATCTTAATTAATCGAAACTGTAAATTAGGCATTTTTAAAGTTTTTTTTAAATCCAATAGTTTTTCTTGATATTCAACCAGTTTTTCTGATTCTTCTTTAAATGTTTGTTTAATTTTTACATCTATAGATAATATATCTATCTGAGACATATTTCTATTATTTATTGTACCTTTTAAGTATTCATTAAATAATGTTTTATATAGATAAAATAAACATTCATAATACTTAAGAATTTACTATCATTGTAAAAACATAATTTACTATGTATTTATATTTTTATTATATTAGTTAGAACTCTAGGATTGAATTTTTAGTTAAAAATCCTAAATTTATGTTATTCAATGCATCTAATACTTCAATTATTAAATATACAAAAAATAGAATATATTTAATAATAAACAAAAAAAAATTTTCTTGTCTAATATAAAACTATGGCTTCCATTTGTACATCAAACGTAACATCTGGATTTATTGATCTTGCTACATTCGATGAACTTGAAAAATATATGTACGGCGGTCCCGACGCAACTGCTTATTTCGTCCGTGAAACAAGAAAAGCTACTTGGTTCACTCAAGTACCTGTTGTTCTTTCCCGTGCTAGCGGAACTCCTGCTTTTGATACCGAATGGTCTGTGAGCATTTCCCGAGCTGGTGATTATTTGTTATCTACTTGGCTTCGTTTAACTACTCCAAAAATTACTCTTAATTATTTGGAAAATGCTGGTTCTGCTACTGGTACCATTTTGCCTACGCAATACGCTGTTCGATGGACTAGAAATTTTATGCACAGTATTATCCGTGAAGCATGTATAACATTTAACGATTTGGTTGCTGCTAGATTTGATTGCTATCATCTAGATTTTTGGTCAGCTTTTACTGTTCCTGCAAGCAAAAGAAATGCTTATAATAATATGATCGGTAATTTTCCAGAAATGACTGATCCTCAAATTCAAGTTTCAGGCCAGACTCTTGCTCCATTTATAGGAGCAACTATAAAACCAGCTACCCTCAATCTTCCTTTGCCGTTCTTTTATGCTCGTGACAGTGGAGTTGCTCTTCCTACAGCGGCGCTTCCGTATAACGATATGCGTCTTAACTTTTCGTTTCGAAGATGGGATGAATTATTGATTGTAGATACATTTACTCGACCTGGTCAATCTGGTACCGACTTCGAGTACAACTCAAGTGCTTGTGCAACTGAAGGAACTGGTCCTAATCAAGTTAACATAACACCTGTTTTAAAAGACGTTCAAGTATGGGCTAACTATGCTATAGTTTCAAACGATGAACGTAAACGAATGGCTTGTGCTCCTCGTGATATTCTAATTGAACAGGTTCAAACTGCTCCTCGTCAGTCATTTCTTCCAGCTAACATGCCAAGATATGATATTAGATTTTCTCATGCTATTAAAGTACTATTTTTCAGTGCTCGTAATAACACGTATAAATGCGGTTGGTCTAATTATACAGCTGGGCAACCACTTTTAGACTGCCTTGCACAAACTGGTGCTAATGCTAATACAAGTCAGCTTGTTTGTGTGATTGACTATTCTTCTCCTTCTATGGTTGATCCTATTTTACATACTTCTCTTATTTATGAGAACACAAATCGTCTTTCACAAATGGGGTCTGATTATTTTAGTCTTGTTAATCCTTGGTATACTGCACCTGCTATACCTCTAGAAACTGGATATCATCTTTATTCATATTCTCTTGACTTTATTTCGCTAGATCCTATGGGATCTACTAATTACGGTAAACTTACAAATGTAAGTATTGTACCAGAATCTTCTCAAGAAGCTAAAAACTATGGCTTAAGTCCTTTAGCTCCTGCTCTACCAGCAACAGTTGATACGTATAAAGCAGAAGGAATTTTTACAAGTCAAACGTGGGAGTTTATTGTTACAGCTGTTAACAATAACATCGTTCGTATTTCTGGAGGAGCTCTCGGGTTTCCTGTGTTATAAGCAAAATTTTGGAGGTGCTATTGGTTATTTTAAAATATTATTAAATATTTTAAAAACAGTTTACTAAATTATTATAATATATCATGATACATTGTTGTATAAATTGAACTAAAAAGACAAGATATTAATTCTTCTTCATCGTCTAAAGGAAGATTTAGTAACCAATTACGGACATCACTTCGTTTTCTAGCAACAGGCAAAACATCTAATAATATTTCATTCAATTCAAGAGTTTTTACTATAATATCAGGTATTGAACTGATAAATACAGAATGACAACCAGAAATGTAATAATTAATAAAATTTATTTTTGTAGGACTTTTTTTAATATATTTATACCAATGTTCAATAATATTCACAGCAATTTTTTGTTTGTTTTTAATTTCGTTTCTCCACTGTTTGCAAACTGTTGAATAATTACTATGCGGTGCAAATGAAATAATAATAGATTGAATTTCTGACGGAAGATCCATTGTTATTTATACTCTAAACCATCTTTACAATTTCAATTTTATGTTTGACTGTAGCGTGTTTGATTTTGATTAGTTAAGTATCAATACCATTTCTCTTGCATAATCATAAGAGTTTTCATTTATATTTTTAACTTTTAGAAAATTATCTTTCAATGTTGTTATTTTATCATTAATTAAATTCATAGAGTCTTCTATCTGTTGATTATTAGCTATATTATCAAAAAGTTTGCTGTTTTCTTCTATAAACAACGTTTTACTTTTTGTTATTATAGGATCTTTTATAGCATTTTTAAGTTTTAATGCTTTTATATCTTTTTGAATTATTCCATTATCATCTTTATATTTAAAGATAGCTCTTGAAGGATCAGAACATATATATTTTTTTTCCCATCTTCTTGTTTAACTATATAATCTTTAGTAAATTTTGCAACTCCTTTTAATCCTTCGTTCAAGTGTTCAATAGTAAAGTTATTTTCAACACTATTTTTTATGCTATTTTCTCCAAAATCAGCTATAAGTAAATTATTTGTAATTGTATTTGTATTTGTAGTTGTTATAGTAGGTCTAGACGCTATTGTATATAATTTTTCTTCATGTCTTTCTAATTTTTTTTCTAAATTTAGATTATCTACAAGAAGACGTTTGTTTTCAATTTCATACTTGTATAATGTTTGTTTCAAATCACTTAGTTCATCTTTTAATAATATTATTTCTTCTGATAAGTTAATTATTGTTTTATCTTTTTTAAGAGTACATATTTTTTGATGTCTTTTGTAACTATCGTATTCAAAACTTTTATCACAGTATTTACATTTATTTAAAAGTTCTTTAGTCTCTACGTTTAGTTTTTTTTGTATATTTATACAATATTTAGTTTTTTGTTGATGTTTTTGCATTATATATTTATTAGTAAACTCATTTTTACAAAATTCACATTTCATTTGATACTAACTTTTATACTTTTAAATACTATAACTACAATTTATGTAGTTAATAAATTATATATTACTTAGTAAACCTTTATGCCGTTTGACTACAATTAACTACAATCAACATTTTATTGTTTTTTTTAATTTAAGTTGATAATACTTTAATTTCAAAAAAAAGTATGGTTAATTTTTTTTGAAATTTTACGACACAAAATTTGTGTGTTATAAGAATTATTATTTTAAAGATTTTTTTATTTAATTCATTTTGCACTTTCAAATTTTTTATTTTCAACATCTCTAAGAATTCTTCTAAGAAGTTTTCTGTTGTCTGCTTTATCTTCCATTTTAGATAAAACAGATATTTTATATCCTTCTCTTCGTAGGTCTTTTATACGTTGTTTTAATTGGTCAAAATTCATT